ATTCCATCACAAAGTCTACCGGATAACCGCCCTTACTCTGACTATGCCGATACCATTGGTTTCCGGATATCGTTACACTGTCATGCTTTTTCCAACGGTATTCTCTGCCACTTTTCATCAACTGTTCCCCTTGTGCGTTCAGAAAAGACACAAGGTCGGTCTGGTTTGCTCTTGCAATCTGTTCTTCTGTATACTGCATTTTCATCATCCTTTCCTGCCTGTCCTGCTGACAGACTTCTATAAACTCATATCATAGTTCCGTTTTTTCCTCACTGTCTGTTGTTTTGCATCACGTTCTTCACACTCTTTCTTCTTTTCTGCCAGTTGTTTCCGAATAGAAGTCTTCTTTTCTGATTTCTGCTCCGTTTCATTCACCGACTGTTGCTCTACTTCACTTTTTTCTTCAAGAATTTCTTCTATTCTACTATGTACATATTTAGTTATGTTTTCATAAGATGAAAGAAAATCTCTTTTAATTTTTTCTGAAAGATTCCTATCAAAATGGATTTGTCTATATTGAGCTAAATCATATTCATCTAGATAATGAAGATTATATCTACAACTATCTTCAACTCTAAAAACAGTAATTCTTCCTTTTTTATCTTGAATATAACTATTTAAATTAGATTTTAGAACTTCATATTCTTTTATATAAAGAACTTCATTTTTTGAAATCTTTGGAAGAGAATCAAAAATATTAAAAGATGGTCTATCACCAAAGCCTAGATATTTTCTAGAGAAAGATATTAAAGGTTTTGAATGTAAAATATATCTTTCCTGAAGTTCATCATATATTCGCATATAAAAATAATCTGTATCTTTTTCAAATAAATTACCCTTCCAAATCATAAATGAATAGAGAGAAAAATATATCCAATCATTAGCTCCTATTTTTCTCTCTCTATGATATAGTTTTAATAGTTTGTTCTTATTAAATAATATTAACATACTATTTATTTTTAAGTCTTCTTTTTATTTCTTCTGTAGAAACTTCTACAAAACCATAATCTCCTTTCTTATCTTCAATAATAGGAGCTTCTTTCCATCCTAAACAATAATTAAAACCTGGTTTTGGATTACTAAAATCCATCATTTTTAAATAAGCTTCTTTTTTCATAATAAATAATTTTAAAGTTTCTTTTTCTTTAGTTCTCTATGTGTGTAAATTATCAAATACCTATGACATATATTAAAAGAAGTAATAATAGAAAAATAATACCTATTATACCTCCAGTAGATGGTTTAGCTGGATCAGGTCCAATATCTGGCCTCATATGAGGTTCAATATAACTATTGTCAATACTATAATCCACAGTGTATTTATTGTGCTCCATAAATGTAAAGTTTTAAACTTGTTTTCAATTATACCAAGTACTCTTATTATAGCTTTTTCTTTTTTTGTTCTTAGATATTTACCATTTTTGCAAATAGTAACAATTTTTATTATTTCTGGCTCTATACATTCTAAATCTATACAACCTGGAACAACACTTTTAAACATTTTACAATTTCCAAATATAGGAGACCAAAATACTTGATCTTTAGATATGAATGGTAATATTTTAAGTAAATCTAGTTCCATAGTTAGTGATAATTATAAGGTTCTTTATTCATATTATCTAATATTAAATACCATTTATCTTTAATCTTAGCTACTGAAAAAGCTTTTTTAGGATTAGGTTTATCTGGTAATTTACATTTAGATAATATAGATTTTAAAATAAGTTTTTGTTTTGTAGATGTTTTGGTAAAAGTGGGATATAACTTTATAAAAGTAAATTCCCACTTTGTTATCTTTCTAGATTCATATAGTCTATATAATTCATATAGAGTAGGTAATCTATTGGTTGACATATTCTGTTTCTAGAATTAATTTGTCTATTACTGTATAATAAGAATAGTCAATATCTATTTTATCCCCAACAAATTTTCCTAAGTTTTCATCACCTTTTCCTTTTTTAAATAATATGTTTATTCCAGGAGAAGGACACCATAGAATTCTTCCTATTCCAAAATCATTTACACAACTTAATCTATTTTTAACAATAAAATATGGATGTTTAGTAACTTTTGGATTTTGTTCTATTGTTGTTTTCATGATTTAATATATTCTGTTGTGAATGTTATTTCATCTATGATTGAATAAATATTTGGATAAAGCATTAGTTCTTCTCCAATTTTATAATTATCACCTTCCCCATTTTGAATTAAAACAGATTTCTGTTCAGAAAGACATAGTAAAATTCTACCTTTTCCAGTGTCATTGAGACTGTTTAATGAGGTTTTTTGTACAAAAAATGGATATTTTGCTTTAAAGAATTTCTTTTTTATTGAGGTTATCATATTGATCAGAATTTAAAATTGTGTAGATGTTGAAGATAAATTGAAATATTATTCCCTAGATGTTTAGGAAAAACAAGAAAAAATGGAATAGCCATATTTCAGACTATTCCTTGGTTAAAATTAAGCATTGTCTTGCTCAATATCTTCTTCATGTATTTCTTGTGCTACAAAGTCATCTTCATCTACCATTTCTGTGGTCTCAACTAAGAGATCTTCATAGTTAGGATCATTCTCATTCATACAGAAATATAAGTTTCTGTAAATAGGTAATCCTTGATGTAAATGAATCTTTGCAGGTGTTCCCTTTTCTTCATTTGCAGGTGTCATTTTAGGTTGTTGAACTTTATCTTCAGTTTTCCAAAATGGTTCACCTACTTGCTCCCTCACTGAGATTCTACAATTAGGCCATATAGTTGTAAGATTTGTACCAATCTTGAGATCAAACATTTCCATGATCTCTTTGTCAATGGTCATTCTGATGATTCTGTTTTGCTTAAATAAAGCTGCTCCTCTACTGATGATAGCTTTACTTTCAATTCTGATTCTTACAAATTCAGGATTGTTACTTTCACCAAAATCTAAACCATTTTCTTCATCAAAGGGTACTATGATAACCCCAGCTTTCTTCTTTGACATAATTTTTAAATTTAAATAGGTTAATAATATATAAAGAGATAATAAGTTTTTAAGGAAAATGTGGTATTTTAAACTTAAAATTAAGAACTTATACCACAAAGTTTTTTGAGATTGAGTGAGACTCAATACATCCTTTTAGGATTTCTTGAATAAACCAATATAAAAATGACAAAAACAGAGAATAAGGTTTTAGCTATCTTTATTCTAAGATTGAATAGGTGAGGAGTTTGGAGGATTGAGAGAGACAAAGATGCTCAATATGTAATCTAACTCTCTCTTTCTCAGGTAAATTACCCCAATGTTTAGCTTTATATCCTTGTAAAGGAGATTCTAAAGCATTAACAATAAAACTATAAGGTAAAACAGTATGTTTAATAGCTTTACCATAAACAGGTTCTTCATATACTACTTCACTAGTAATATATTGTTTTTTACCATGTTTATCAAGAACAGGTTTAATCTCACCAGTTTTCTTATCTCTAAAAGATTTAATTAGAGAAACAGTTTTAGTTTTAATATCCTTCCTTAGAAGAACACTCCCTTCTAATTCCATAGTCAGGGAGATTTGAGAATTTTCTTTAATCATAAACTAATATATTAATGATCCAAATCATGATCACCAAATATTGATAGAAGATGTCTGTATTTTATTTAAATATAATATTATAACAGGTACCTGTCTAATTCTATATATAATATAAAATTAGACCTGTACCTTTTAATATAAAATAAGCTCCTGAAACATTTATGTTGAAGGAGCCAAAAATTATCAATAATCTCAAAATAATATTCTCAAATAAAATTTATCATCAATAGCAATCAACAAAAAATTAAACATAAATATTCTATTTCATATATGTAGTGTACTTTATATGTAATGATTTAATATATGTCTAATTCTTTATATAATACCATTCTTTATATGTCTTTACAAGCTATATAAAACAACCTTTATATGTGCTTACTGTATCATATAAAACAACTTTCACATGTGTTTGTAAAAACATATATTAAAAATAAATTTAAAAGTTAGTCCCAGATGTTTTTATAATATTATTATATAAACAATAAAATAAATTATCTGGGACCAAACTAGGACCAAAATTATATAACTAAACAGAATTAAGCCTTGTTTAATTTATAATAACCAATTACTTTAACTGCATTCTTATCTACCATAGTAGTATGAATCCAGCTAAATTTAAACACACTATAACCTAATGAAGCTAGTAATTTAATTGCTCCTTCTTCATCTAATGTAGTATTAGATTTAGTTTGTTCTTTAGTAAAGCTAGCTTTATCAACAACTGTTTTACTAGAACTATTTCTACCAAAATATCTTCTAGTAATACCATTTGGTTTAGCTGCATAGTTTTTTTCTGTATAAGGATCATTACCTCTACCAGCTAACATTTTACCAAATTCTTCTGCTATTTTATCATAGTTAGAAGATATATTTTCAACACAATAATATCTTCCAAATACTGGACCTCTAACAGTAGAAATTTTTCTAATAACACCAGCTCTTCTAAGAACAGAGAACCAATTATGAGCATATTTTACTTGTTTTGCTTTAATAGCTCCAGTAAATTGTTTGGATGTGAAGTTAAATCTAGAAAATTTCTCTTCATCAGAAAATAATAGCTTTATTCTTTCTATGCTATCATTCAATGATTGTGTATAAGCTCTGTTTAGTTTCATGATAAATAAAATTTAAAGTTAATAAATATAATTAAGTCACCAATGTTTGAATGATGATGTCTGTTTTTTATTATTATATTATATATATTATATATTATATATTGTACTTCTAATATACTATTCCCTAGTTTTATATGAAATATTCTTTATATGTTTTATTAGCACATATCTTTTATCATTTTATATCTTCTTTCATTACATATAAAATATTGTTTTATATAGTTTGCTGTTACATATAAAAGTACAAGACATATAAGATTTTCTTAATATGTTCTTTACACTACATATAAGTGTTGTTACATATAAAATATTCTACATATATTATTTTTGTTGCACTTAGAAGTTATATTATATATAAACTATCTGCAACATATTTAATATTTATTTTATTTGTTGGGTATTTATTAAAAATAATGTCAAAATTTTTTGCACCAAAACAAGTTTGGTGCAAAGTTTGATTTAATATACCCAACAATCTTCAGTAGTATCAGATAAAGCAAAACTACATCCTACTTCATCAAAGTATTGATCTTCTTCTTGTTCAATTATTTCTAATTCTTCCATAATGATAACAGATATTTATTGTTAATAACATAAGTAAAATCCACATGATAAATAATAGCCAATGAATGACAACATTGTTGTTTATATACTCTATAGCTATCATATAAGCTAGTGATTCAACTAAAACAAGTACAATTCCTTTCTTCATAGTATTATATTTGTGTCCAATGATTAGAATAAGATTTTTGTTTTTTATTTCAAGATAAATCTTATGAAGACTTAATCCCCATTGTCTCCATAAGAATATCTTAATTTATTATTAGTGCTCTAATTCATATCCTCTGAGCACCATTAATGATAGTTTTACTGTGCTCTGTAACATTTCAATTTCACCATTCTTGATGTCTATCACTCTGTTCAATCTCTCAATTTCTAACTGTTGTTCTTTAATGATTTGATCTTTACTTTTTTGAATTGTTTCCATAACTTACTAGGTTTTAAATTGTTAAACATATTTCCCTAGCAAATTTTCTTCTTCTATTTTGATGGGGGGATACCAGCAATCTCCAATAAATCTATGGGGATGTTTGTTATTGTAGTACTCTCTCATACACCCATCTCATTTTTTAAATCTCATAAATTTTAAATTTTCATCCAAATTTGCAAAATCAAAAATATTATATTATCTTTGTAAGAAATTTTAAATATGAAAGCAAGAGAAGTAAAACAAATCACATTTAAAGGTAAGAAATATCTAGCTGTTTTAATAGATAGTTACTACTATGAGGTAGACAATAACAGTTATTTAACCTATAAAAAGATATGCTATAGTAAAGAAGAAATAGTAATAACAGATAATGGAGAATTAAATTAATATGAAGTCAGATATTATTTATAAAATAGGCACAGCAGAATTTAGAAAAAGATATATAGATCCTGCTATTAAAAGTGGTAAAATCACTTATGATTATAAATTAAGATATGGAACACAAGCTTTTAGAGAAGAATGTATGAAATATAGTAATATTGCAGACAAATTTGATTTTAGCACATGTACTTTTGAAGATTATACAGAAACTGGTAATAAAGTAATTTTAGAGAAAAAAATTGATAAAAACTCAATAACTATCAACTACAATAGACCATTTACTGAAAAACATGTTATAGAACCAGACTATATAGACTATGGGTTACTTCTCAATATATATTTTGATAATCCAGAAGAAAAATTAATAAGATTTAAAACAAATATAAACTCTAAAGGTTTTGAAATATATTCTTATCCAGAATATTTTAACACTTATTGGTATACTGAAATGTATTTAGTTGAAAATGGTAATGAAGATTATCCAGAAGAATTATTTCTTAAAGAAATTAACATTTCAGGTAGTGCAGATTTTAATGAAACTTTTTATTTTGAAACTTCTTTAAAGCAATTTAGAATTGAATGTTTGATATATGCTAGTGGAAGTCTTAATGATTCACTTGATAACATTAAAGATGCTATAATAGATCTTGATACAGTTGGACCTGGAGAAGCAATAATTACTATAGAAAACCAATAAATTTTTATAAATTTATTTGGAATAGTCTAAAAATAATATTATCTTTGTATCATTGTTAAATTAAAAAGAAAAAGATATGATACAAACACTTTATATTGAGTTTGTTTTAAACAAACATAATAATACAGCTTTAGAAAGAGCTATTAGAAAAGCAGCTGCTAAAGAATATCAAAAGATGTTCAAAGGAATTAGAGTTAGTTATATGGAAAGATTATTTAATAGAGTATCTTAATTATGGAAGCAAATAATTGGTGTAAAGAGACTGAGCCTGTTTTCTATTGTACCAAGTGTTTAAGCTTACATATTAAAAAAAATTCATATATAAGAAATGGAATTAAAAATGAAGGAAGTATATGTTGTAAATGTAGTTCTTTTAATATTAAGACTATTCCATTTAATAAATGGGTTCAGTTAGCAGAAGATAAAGGTATTAAAGTAGAGAGGCCAGCTAAATGGGCATATAAATTAAATTTAAATATAAAATAAAATAACATGGAGAAGAAGATTAAAATGCAAGTAGTAGATAAAGAAGAAAATAAAAAATTAGAATCTCAAGAAACATGTAAGGCCAATACATGTAAAGATGAAGGTCCAGTGCCATTGATGGAAGATGAAAATCCTGTTGCACATATCACTAAACTATATGAAGAAAATAAATTTCTAAAGCAACAGCTTCATAATATCTCTAGACTAGAGATTATCTTAGAGGTTTTAAAGATTGGTAATTGGGATGAACAGTTTGAAAGCATACTAAGGAATGAAGTAAAAAAAGCTTTTGGGTTACATGATAAGGAAAATAACAATCAAGAGTGATGAAGAAAATTTTCTTAGAAACTATCTAAAAGTTATCAGACCTATTAGTAAATTAACAGAAGGTGAAGAAAGAGTTTTAATTGTTTTAGAGAAATTGTGTAGAATAGAAAAAACAAGGAACTTATTTAAAATTGTTAAACTCAATAAACCAATAATATGTGAGCAGCTAGGGATTACACAAAGATCTCTAGCTACTCTTTTATCTTGTCTTAGAAAGAAACAAGCTATAATTGATGGGGAATTAAATCCTAGTATAGTTTTATTTGATGATTTTTATAAATATGAAGATTTGACACTAAAACTAGAATTTAAACATGAATAATATATATAGAGAGGCTTCTAAGAAATTTAATATTACACAAGCTCAAGCAGAAAATATCTATTTAAGTGTTTTTAAGTTTATTAAAAGCACTATAAAAGATTTAGACTATAATAATATAGAAGATCAAAAACATTCTTTTATATTGCCTCATTTAGGTAAAATAAGGGTAAATGTAGAGAGAGTAAAAAAATTCACAGAATTATATAAAGAAAGAACAAATGGAGAAGATTGTACCTATTCATAATGCTATTATAACCACAGCAAATAGATATACTAAAGAAGATATTGATAAAACAGAATCTGGATTGATTCTACTAGATAAACAAGAAGGAGTTATTAAACTTAGACAAACTATTTTAGCTGTAGGAGGTACAGCTAGTAGAGAATTAAAAGTAGGGGATGTAGTTGAAATTAATCCTAAAAATTATATTAGGAGAGAACAGAGGAAGAAAGCTTTTCAACCTGATCTTTCTAAAGAAGAATATGGTTGGGAATATTTTTTAGATCTACCTATTGAAAAATCAGAAGATCAAGAGATTCTTTTTCTATATGATTCAGATGTTAGATATAAAGTGATAACAGAGGAAGCTTAAAGCTTCCTCTTTTTTTGTTTATTATGAAATTATTTAAACTAGAAAATTGGAAAGTGGAAATAGCTCCAGAAGCATTAACTATAGTAGATTTTAAGGAGCTAGTTAAGAGAGATAAATCTAGAACAAAAGAGAATGCTATAAATGAATTGTCATTTATTTTTTTCTTTTGTGATAGTAGATCAGATTATCTTTATATAGATGATCCTACAGAAAGAATGGAAGCCATTAAAACAGATTTAAATTTACCTAAAAAATGGAAGCCAGATGAACTTGTAACTAAAGCTATGAACACTTATCTTAAATTGAGTGTGACTATTTTTTCTACAGCATTAGATGATGTTAGGGTCGCTATTAGAAAGATTACTCAGAATTTAAGAGAAGCTGATTATAAGAATATGGATGCTAATGAAATTAATAAATCTACAAGTTCTATTAAACAAGTAGGACCTTTATTAAAAGAGTTTAAAGAACTAGAAAGAGAAGTATTAGCTGAAATTGAAGAGGACTCTATTACATCTAAAGATAGAACTATTCTAGACAGTGGGTTTAAAGCATTTAATGATATAGAAACTTTAAAAGGAATACAAGATGGTAACTAATGCTGTAAATACAGAATTAACTCCTGAGTTTCTAGAAACATTAGCTAAAGAAGAGAGAACAGAACTATTAGACTATTTAAATAATTATCCATTTATAAGATGGATGATATCTCCAGATAGACCTTATGCTAAAGATCTAGAAAGAGATTCAGAAGGTAAAATTATAGTTAATGTGGTTAAACCTCACATATTAGAAAATATGGATTATTTTAGAAAACCTGCATTAGCTTTTAAAAAACATGGTAAATATACTAATTTAAGACCTAATGGTAATCCAAATAGTCCATATATGAAATGGTTAAGAAAAGAAGTTCTTAAATGTTGGTATGGATGTAAGAGACCATCTGATGGTGAATGGATTACTGGTTATCATTATTTTTATTTAAATTATTCTCCAATAGAAAGAGCTACAGCTAATATTAAAGATACTAATGCTGTAAATAGGGTTGTTGATTTTCCTGATATCTATGATGGAGATTATATATTTTTTCATTATATAAATCAAGCTAGATATGGAGGAATGTATAATGAATATAAAGGAGGTCAACATTCAGCTTTAATAGCAGCTAGAGGAAAAGGAAAAATGCTTCCTAACTCTACTATTGTATATACTCCAAATGGATATAAAGTGTGGAAGGATATACACCCAGGAGATTATTTATATGGAGATAATGGTAAGCCAACAAAAGTCTTGGAAGAATTTAATCATAAATCAAAGCCAATATATAAATTAACTTTAAAAGATGGAAGGACAGCATATGCTGGTTTAGAACATCTTTGGACTATAAAGTATGGAAATAAGTTAATAACAGTAGATACACAGTGGATTATAGAAAATGGTTTTGGTAAAAGAACAATTAAAGGAAAATGTCATAAACCTATTGAATGTAAAGCTTTTTTGCCTATAAATAAAGCAATAGAAATTCCTTATAAAGAAGTTTCTATAGATCCTTATCTATTAGGTTTAATTTTGGGGGATGGATGTTTAGGATATGCTAATAGTAAAGGAGTATTATTTTCTTCTACAGTTAAAGATCAGAAAACTTATGAGAAATTATTAAATACTAAAATTAGAGAATATAAAAACAGTAATTGTTTTATAGAAAGTGCAAATATTAAAAATAAATTGATTGAATTAGGTTTATATAAAACAAAATCTGATAATAAATTTATTCCAGATATCTATAAATATAATTCTAAAGAAGTTAGATTAGAAATCTTAAAAGGATTAATGGATACTGATGGTTCTGCTTTTAGTAGTGGTATAGAATATATCTCTAAATCTAAACAATTAGCAGAAGATGTACTTTGGATTGGAAGATCTTTAGGAATAAGAGGAACACTTAATTCTAAGTTTGTAAAATATAAAGATGAAATTAAAGAATATTTTAGGGTTAGATTTATAACTACTGAAACTATCTTTAAACTTCCTAGAAAAATAGAAAAAATAAAACAAAGAAATTCTAATTATTTAAAGAATCAAGAAAACTATGTAGCAATTACTTCTATAGAATATTCTTATAATGAAGATGCTAAATGTGTAATAGTGGACAATGATTCTCATTTATTTTTAATGAATGACTTTATTGTTACTCATAATTCATTTAAAGTAGCATCTATGGCTACTAGAAATTTTATCTTAGGAGAAAATAAAGAAGTTTGTGAAAAAGTAAAATCTGTTGTTGTAGCTAGTAATACAGAATATTTAAGAAAAGATGGTACTTTAAATAAGATATTAGCTATGACAGATTTCTTGGCTTTAAACACACAATATCCATCTAGTAGATTAAAATCTTCTAATCAAGAAATGCATTGGATTATGGGATTTAAAGATACTAGAAATAAAGATGTAGCTTTAGGAACTAGAAATGAAATTATAGGATTATCACTAAATAATGATTCTGATAAAGCCAGAGGTAAAAGATCTCATTTAATGATATGGGAAGAATTTGGTATGTTTCCTGGTTTTATAGATGCATGGAACACTAGTAGACCTAATGTAGAAGAAGGTGGATATTCTTTTGGACAAGCAATTGCTTTAGGAACAGGAGGCTGTGTTTGTGCAGGTTCTAAAATATATACTAGCTCTGGAGATATAAAAAATATTGAAGATCTTAAAAAAGAAGATGGAATTATAGGATATGATACAAAATTAAAAAAATATTCTAAAGAAACTGTTTCTTATATACAACCTTTACAAAAAAAGGAATGTGTAGAGATAACTACTTCTTTTAATAAAAAATTAAGATGTAGTATAGATCATCCTATTTTTGTTAAAAATAAGTTTATAGAAGCTGGAAATCTAAAAATTGGAGACAGAATTAAAATAGTTGAAGAAATTCCATTATTTGGAACATACAGTCCTAAATATCCAAGAGTTATAGGTTGGGTAATAGGAGATGGTTCTTATGGGAATAATCAATCTACTAGACTGTCTAATTGTGAGCCTGAAATTCTAGATTTTATAAAAAATAATTTTGAATATAACATTCAAAGAGAGTACATTACAAAATTAGGAAAAACATTTCAAGAAATTGCAATTAAAGGATTTAATAAATATCTAAGAGAAGAAGGAATTTATGGTCAAACTAAATTAAATAAAACTTTTCCAAATAAGATTGGTCAATATTCAAAAGAAGCTTTGTCTGAACTTATTGGAGGTTTTTTTGATACAGATGGATATGTAAATTTAAGAAAAGCAGACAATAAAGATTTGGCAGAAATATCAATTTCTTCTGCTTCTAAAGAATTACTATCTTTTTTAGGGTTATTGCTTATAAAATTTGGAATACATGGTAGAATTAGGGAAAGACTGCCTAGAAAAAATAATCCTAAAGACAAACATTCTTGGTTTGAATATACTATATCTGACAGTATTAGTTTATTAAATTTTTGTCACAATATAAAACTTTATCCTAAAATAAAACAGGAAAGATTAAATAAAATTAAAGAATTATTTTCCACAAAAAAACCTACTTCTAAAAGAGAAGAAAAAATCATTGATATAAAAAATATAGGTTTACAAACTATTTATAATTTAACTGCAGATAATACTCATACTTATATAGCTAATGGTATAGTAACTCATAATACTGAAGGATCAGATTTTAGTGGTGCTTTAGAAATGATTTATAATCCCTTAGGATATAATGTTTATGGAGTTCCCAATATGTTTGATAAAGGAACATCTGGAGGTTCTAAATCTATTCTCTTTATAGGAGAATATATGAATAGAAAAGGATGTTATGATAAAAATGGAAATTCAGATGTTATTAAAGCTGTTTTAGAAGAAGTCAAAGAAAGAGTATTTATCAAATATAATTCTACAGATCCTTCTACTATTGCACAAAGAATAGCTGAACATCCTATGTCTATTCAAGAAGCTGTAATGAGAAGAGATGGTACATTATTTCCTGTAGCTGATTTAACAGACCATCTTAATTATATAGAATCAAATAAAATAGAATGGCATAGAGGTCATTTAGTTGGAGAACTATATCAAGATCCTGAAGGAAATATTTCTTTTAGACCAACAGATGATGATCCTATTAGAGATTTTCCCTTAAAAGATAATAGACATAAAGGAGCATTAGAAATATATGAATTGCCTAAAGAAGTTAATGGAAAGGTGCCTAGTTATAGGTATGTTGGTGGTATTGACCCTATTGATGATGATCATAGTACAACTGTATCTCTTCCCAGTATATTTATCCTTGACATGTTCACTGATAGGATTGTAGCTGAATATACAGGTAGACCTGATTTTGCAGATGATTTTTATGAAATATGTAGAAGATTAGCTATTTTCTATAATGCTTCATTAAATTATGAGAATGATAAAAAAGGTTTATTTACATATTTTTCAAATCATCATTGCACTCATTTACTATGTGATACTCCAGATATTTTAAGAGATGTAGAATTGGTAAAATCTTCTATGTATGGTAATAAATCTAAAGGTACTAATTCAGGAAAACAAGTAAATGCTTATGCTAGAAGACTTATTAGAGATTGGCTATTAATGCCTGTAAAACAAACTAAAGTTGAATTAGATGAACATGGTGATGAGGTAGAGAAAATTACCACTGTTAAAAATCTACAAAGATTAAGAGGAATAGCTTTAATAAAAGAACTTATAATGTGGAATCCTGATATAAATGCAGATAGAGTTTCTGCTTTAGGTATGTTGATGATTATTAGAGAGAATAATATGAAATATCTTCCAGGAGAAGGAACATCTATTGGTAAAAAAACTAGAAAGAATTATCTAGGTAATGATCCTTTCTTTACTAGTAATTTTGCTAATAATTCTTTTTGGTAATTTAGCTATAAAAAATTCAATTTTTTCAAATAAAATCATATAACTTTTGTTAAAGAGTTATATCTTTGCAAAATATTAGAAATAAATAAAATATGGAATTAACTATTAGTGGATTTCCTAACCAGAAATTACCTTTTTCTAAGAAAGGTAAAGAATGGAGGAAAAGAGTTGTTGATTGGGCTGATAAAAGATCCTACTTCTTTGACTCTGTTGTTAGAAAAGCTTTTATTAATAAAAAAATCAATTATGATTTAATTAATGGAAAGCTTCATCTAGATGATTTAAAGTTAATTCTAAATCCTGACAATATCAAAGCCTCTTATATTCCTAGTAATATTCAACACTATCCTATTATGAATAGTAAATTGAATGTATTAGCTGGAGAAGAAAAAGAAAGAAGATATGAATTCAAAGTAATAATTACTAATCCTGATGCTATTTCAGAACTTGAAATTAAAAAAAGACAAGAGCTTTCAGAAGCTTTATCTTCCCTCCTAGAAGAAGCATCACAAGATGAATCTATCTTGGATAAAGAATTAAAATCTCTTTCAGATTCTTTTAGATATGATTGGTCAGATATAAGAGAGATAAGAGCAAATCAATTATTAAATCATTATTATAAAGAATTAAAACTAGATGTTAAGTTTAATGATGGTTTTATGGATGCAATGATTGTTGGTGAAGAATTATACCAATGTGATATTGTATCAGGAGAACCTATAGTAGAAAGACTTAATCCTAGAAAAGTTCATGTATTTAAAAATGGATATTCTAATAAAATAGAAGATGCAGATTTAATAATTTTAGATGACTTTTGGGCTCCTGGAAAAATATTAGATTATTATTATGATGATCTTTCTGATAATGATGTTAAAAAGTTAGAAGAATATTCTCCTTTTGCTGATTCATCTGAAGGATTAAATCTATATGATGATACTAAACTATTTGTTCCAAGATTCTCTTATTATGATGATAATAATATTGATTTAGATTTTGCTTTTCAATCTGGAACAACTACACCTTCTTCTAACTATTATGATAATTTAGGTAATATTAGAGTATTAAGAATATTCTGGAAAAGTAAAAGGCTTGTTTTAAAAGTTAAGAAATATGACTTAGAAACAGGAGAGCCTTACTATGATTATTATCCTGAAGATTATAAAGTAAATGAAGCTCTTGGTGAAGAAGCTGAAAAACAATGGATTAATGAAGCATGGGAAGGAACTAAAATAGGTAGAGATATTTATATTAATATCAGACCTAGAAAGATCCAATACAATAGAATGTCTAATCCATCCAGATGCCATTTTGGTATTATTGGTTCTGTCTATAATCTTAATGAATCTAGAGTCTATTCATTAGTAGATATGATGAAACCATTTCAATACATGTATGATGCAGTACATGATAGATTAAATAAAGCTATTGCTAGAAACATGGGTAAGATTGTTAAATTAGATCTAGCTCTTATTCCTGATGATTGGGAGATAGACAAATGGATGCATTTTGCTTATGTTAATGGTATTGCTGTAGTAGACTCTTTTAAAGAAGGTAATGTAGGTGCTGCTACTGGTAAATTAGCAGGCTCTCTTAATAATAATAGTTCTGGAGTTATGAATGCTGAAACAGGTAATTATATACAACAGCATATAGCTTTATTAGAATTTATTAAACAAGAGATGTCTAAGATAGTAGGTATTACAGATCAAAGAGAAGGAGCAGTTCAAGCTTCAGAAACTGTTGGTGGTGTACAAACATCTGTTAGACAAAGTACTTATATTACAGAAAGACTATTCTTAATTCATGATGATGTTAAGACAAGAGTACTAGAAGCTTTATTAGAAACTGCTAAAATAGCAATGAGAGGTTCTAGTAAAAAATATAATTTTATTTTAGATGACTTTTCTAGAGAACTTGTAACTATTAATGGAGATGAGTTTGCTGAGTGTGATTATGGTTTAGTAGTTGATAATTCTATGAATACTTTAGAATTAACACAGAAATTAGATACATTAGCACAAGCAGCTTTACAAAATCAAGCTTTATCTTTCTCATCTATTATTAAGATTTATAATAGTAAATCTTTAGCTCAAGTACAAAGAACTATTGAAATAGATGAAGCAGATATTCAAGAAAGACAACAACAGCAACAACAAGCTGAACAAGAATTAGCTCAATCTCAATTAGAACAACAAGCTCAAATAGAACAGGCTAAATTAAATCTTGAAAAATATAAAATTGATCAAGATAATCAAACTAAAATTCAAGTGGCTACTATATCAGCTTTAGGATATTCTGAAGATAAAGATGTTAATGATAATAATATTCCTGATGTAGTAGAAATGAATAAATTAGCATTAGAAGAGATGAATGCTATGGAAACTAACTCTTTAAAAAGAGAAGAACTTAGAATTAAAGAGAAGGAAGTTGAAATTAAAGCTCAGACTGAAAAATACAAAGCAGATAAGAGCTTAGAAGTTGCTAGAGAAAATAAAAATAAATATGATACTAAAACCAAGAAGACATGAATGAAGGAATTATAATGGCTGTAGTAACTCTAGTAACCAACACAATAACTTATTTTGTGACCAACAAATACAAAAGAAAAAAAGAATCTTTTGAAATTATTAAAGAGTCTAGTGATTACTATTTAAATACAAATAACACTCTTCTAAAAGAAATAGAAGAAAGATCTAAACAAGTTATTGAATTAAATGGTAGAATAATTGTCTTAGAAAGAGAGAATAGATCTTTACAAATACAATTAGAAGAAACTAAAAAGATTTGTGAAGATAATGCTAAAACTATTAATGAATTAAAATCATTAGTAGAATCATTAAAACATTTGAACAAACTATAAAATATTAAAGGAGAAGAAGAATGAATGATGTAGATATTTTAGGTCTTAATGATTTTATGGAAATTCTTCCAGATGAAATTGAAGAGACTGAAGAGAATAAAGAAGAAATTGAAACTTCAGAAGAAGAAATTGAAGATGAAAATAAAAATAATACTAGTGAGGATGATAATCCAGGGGGAGTAGCTAGTGAGGATCAAGAAACAGAGGAGGAAGAAGAACAAACTGTTGAGGAAACAACTTCTTCTCCAAATCTCTACAATACCCTAGCAAATGCTCTCAAACAGGAATCTGTCCTCCCTGATCTTGATCTAGAGAATAAAGAATTAAAAAGTTGGGATGATTTCAAAGATGTATTTAAAGAATACATTGAAAAAGAAGTTGAATCCAAACTAGATGAAACTGATAAGTTTATCAAGAAAGCTATTGAGAATGGAGCAGATACAAAAGAAATTTTGCAATATAAGAATAGCTTAGATTACTTAGAAAGTTTAACAGAAGATCAATTAAAAGAGGAAGGACAAGATGGTGAAGCATTAAGAGCTAATATTATTTATCAAGATTATCTTAATAGAGGAATATCTGAAGAAAAAGCTAAAGCTAAAGTTAAAAAGATATTTGATAGAGGAGATGATATTGATGAAGTATTTGATGCTCTAGAATCTAATAAAGAATTTTTTAATTCTAAGATAGAAGAAATTAATGCAGAAGCTGAAGAGAAAGCTAAAAAATTAAAGAAAGAACAAGAAGATTTTTATAATGACTTATATGATTCTATTTCTAAAGATAGAGAACCTATTAAAGGAATTAAAATCACAGAAGAAACATCTAAGAAAATCTTAAACACTCTCAAAAAACCTATTGCTAAAGATGATAATGGAAGACCATTAAATGCTGTTCAAAAATATGCAAAAGAAAATCCAAAAGATTTTCAAAAAGTTATAGGAACTCTATTTGTATTAACAGATGGTTTTAAAAGCTTTGATAAGATTATGAAAGCAACTAAAAAAGTGGCTAAAAGAAAAGCTGTTGATGATTTAGAAAGAGTACTTGTTTCTCAACCTATTGGCTTATCAGACAATCCTCTACCTTTTAATTCAAAATCTTCTGGTATCTATGGAAGAGATTGGGATATTGTCCTTGATTAAATATTATAATAATTAATTGAATAAAAATGATTGGAAAGTATGTAATGAGAGAAGCCAAGACCTTGAATGGTTTGGTTTCAGATAATGCTTTGGCTTCTATTTTTCAGAGTGCCCCTCAAAAAGCTTCAAATCTTATGATCAAATTACTCTATGCAAATAGAGGTATGTCTCTTGAAAGAAATTTGATGAGATTCCCTGTTAAATATTTTGAAACAGATGATGATTATACTTGGGAACTTATTGGTTCTTCTAGGAGAAATATTGCTTTGGTTGAAGCTAGATATAATGGTACTGTTGTTGAAGCTGATGACTTTAATGTAGGTATTGGTGGATCTACTATCGAACTAGTATTCCCTGAAAACTATTTCTTTGATGGTTACATTATTGTGGGTGAAAAGAATGAGGAATATCCTTTTAGAATTCTTGAAGAGCCTAGAGTAGAAGGTACATATTATGTTTATAAAGTAGAACTTACAGGTAAGAATAAACAGAATGGTTGTCCTGGTGAAGAGCTAGTTGGAGGTAAAAGATTCTCTGATGAATATGCTCCTGTAGAAAGAGAGATGAGTAGAAAAGTTGGTGATAGACTAAAAATATTTTATGTCACCCTATTCCAGTAATGGATAGTTAAAAAATGGGCAAATTAGGTGGAACTACCTATTAAGGTACAATACCTAGCTAATGCATTCCTAACTAGAATGCACAGTGTAGAGAGTAGGAAATGAGGATAAAATAATTATCTAATGAAAGGATATATTTATAAAATTACCAATAAGGTAAATGGGAAGTCCTATATTGGACAAACTAGATATACTGTAGAATTTAGATGGAAACAACATCAATTTAAAAAAGATAATTGTCATTTTCATAATGCAATTAAAAAATATGGTACAGATAATTTTACAGTAGAAATATTAGAAGAATGTGAATTTAAAGACTTAGATAGTAGAGAAATGTTTTATATTGCTAAATATGATACATTTAACAATGGATATAATTCTACTATAGGAGGAGATGGTAGAAGAAAGATAATTTCTGATAATCAATATGATGAAATAAAAGAGCTTTATTTATCAGGATTTAGTGGATATAAAATTTCTAAATTATATGATGTAGATAAAGCTACTATTTTAAAGATTTTACATTCTATGAATGTTAAGATAAGAAATAATAATCTTAACATAAATCATCAAGAATTTTTAGAACTTAAAAGGGATTATGAAATTGGATATTCTTTAAGAGAATTATCTAAAAGATATGATTGTAGTCCAACAGGTTTGAAAGAATTCTTAGAAAAAAGAGGTGTTGATCTTAGAATTAGATATTCTATTCTGAAAGACCAAGAAGCACAAAATAATTTAATAAATGATTATTTAGATGGAAAATTAAAATTGTCTGAAATAGAATCTAAATATCATTGTAGTTATGCAACTCTTTTAAAAATCCTTTCATTGCATGGTATAAATAAAGGAAAGAAACATTTTAAAATGACTTCAGAAGAATGTTTAAATGCTATTAAAATGTTTAATGATGGAAAATCTGTTAAAGAGATTTCTAAACATTTTGAAGTAGATAAAGGAACTATATATTCTTTATTTAAAAGATACCATGTTAATTATTTGACAGTATAATTTTCCCAAGAGTGTCCACTTCCTAATAGGTAATGCTAAGGAAGAAAATGTACTCCAAGTTGCCTCTAAAAGAGGTTTCTCAGATAAAGAGCTGAGAAAGTAAAAACTAGGTAAGATATGCAACTCCATTCTCTATGAGAAATGAATTCTCTACTATTAGAATTTCTACTAAAGTAGCTGGGAATAAGATGAATAGAAAACTTGAAACTGGTATTCCTGTAATGACTAAGGAAGGTAAACTTCAAGTTAATAAAATGTGGATTCATCAAGTAGACTGGACATTAGAGGAACAATTTGCTAAAGATAAATCTCATGTATTGATGTATGGAGTCTCTAATAGAGATGAACATGGTGAATACTATGACTTTGGTAAATCTGGTAATGTTATCAAGATGGGTGCAGGTATTAGGGAACAAATGAGTTATGGTAATGTTGTTTACTATAATAAATTTGATCTTAAACTATTAGAGAAAGCTCTAGTAGATCTATCTGTATCTAAACTTGATATGAAAGATAGGAAATTTATTTTAAGAACTGGTGAATATGGAGCAATTCAATTCAATAAAGCTGTTCTAGATGTAGTATCTGGATGGTCAGCATTCTCATATTTGAGAGGTTCTGATCAACCTGGAATTATTTCTAAGGCTAATTCTAATTTGCATCAGACTGCTTTGACTGCTGGATTCCAGTTTGTTGGTTATAGAGCTCCTAATAATGTAGAAGTATTCTTGGAAGTAGATCCATTCTATGATGATCCAGTAAGAAATAAAGTTCCACATCCTGATGGAGGTGTTACAGAGTCTTATAGATATGACATTCTTTATATTGGTTCTACAGAAGAGCCTAATATCCAAATTGCTAAGATTAAAGGTGAAGAGGAACATAGAGGATATCAGTTTGGGTTAATACAGCAAAGAAAGGTTGCCTAAGCTCAAACTTTAATAAACACTGTGAATTGCTGGAAACTCTTTAGAGCTTCAAGTACTAATTAATAAAAAATAAAATATGGAAATTTGGAAAGACATTAAAGATTTTGAAGGTTATTATCAGATTTCAAATCTTGGAAATGTTAAATCTCTAGATAGAGAAATGATTGTAAATGGTGGTATTAGAAGATATTATTCAAAACCTATCACCCAATCAATAGAAAAAGATGGTTATTTAACTGTGACATTATGGAAAAATTCTAAGAGTAAATCTTTTAGGGTACATAGATTAGTTGCAGAAGCTTTTATAGAAAATCCAAATAATTATGAAATAGTAAATCATTTGGATGGAAATAAACAAAATAACACTGTTGGAAATTTAGAATGGTGTACTATTAAGGAAAACACTAATCATGCTTTTAGAACAGGTTTAAGAAAATCTGGTGAAAAACATAGATGGTCTAAATTAACAGAATTTCAAGTAAAACAAATACCTAATTTATTAAATCAAGGTTTTTCTCAAAAATATATTTCTAAATTATATGGAGTTTCTTACTCTTGTATTAAGAATATATGTCAAGGAAGAAAATGGAGATTTTTAATTAGTGACAATCTTGAAGATTAGACAATCAGCAGCTTAGCTCTAGAAATAGAGAAAGTTCAGAGGCCATCCCTTTAGGGAGTACCCATAAGCATGGGGAAGTGCAGTGCTTCTTTATATTAGAAGATATAAAGAATGAAGATATGGTCCAACCTCTATAGAGATATAGAGAACACTTTAAAAGTGTTATACAAGATTAGCGACCTTGTGTTAATAAATAATGTTAGAAATCCTTTCACAGGTCAAATGAACAATAATAATATGTCATTTGATGAAGACTCTTGTGTGATCCATAAGATGGCTTCTTTAGGAGCATTTATTTTGGATGCTGAAAGAACTATGAGTTTAATTTATAGAGCTGTTTAATTGAATAGGGGAGGAAGAATCCTCCCCAAAATATATTTAAGGAGAAGAAGATGGTAGAAACAAAATCAAAAGGGATTGTATCTTGTTTAAAAGATAATAAGGTTATTGTTAGATTTATTAGGAAACCAGATGGGTTTGTTACTAATCCTAAAAATCCTCAATATGGAGGATTGTCTATGGGAGCTAGTATTGTGTTAACAGTACCAGTATTAAGAAATGGTTCTTATAAAAATGTTTTAACAGATAGTGAAAAAGCATTCTTGGAGGAAACATTAGGACTTGAATCAGGTGCTTTATCTGTACATAGAAAAGAAAATAACTATTGGGATAATTTTAATGTGGCTCTAAAAAAAGAAGATACTACATTTAATCTAAGTGATCCTATTGACTACATTAAATATAAAGTAGTTGTTAATAATACTGATTTAGTAGCCCCTTCATTGGAAGATCTTCAGTCTAAGAAGTTGGGTACTTGGAGATTTGTAATTATTAATGAGGGAGAAGAATTAGCTCAAAAAACTGCTGTTGCTAATGCTAGAGCACAAGCTTATATTCTATTAGGATCTATTAAAGAGAATAAGCCTAAAGTTAAAACTATTGTACAGTTACTAACTAATAAACCTATTAATAACAATACTAAATTAGATCAACTGGTTGTATGGGCAACAGAAGAAATTGAAAAGGAACCCAAGAAATTTTTACAGATTGCTAATGATGAATTCTTAGATACTAAGATTAATATTATTGAAGCAATAGAATATGGAATAATGAAGAAAAGAGGAGACTTTTATTTCATGGCAGATAATACACCAGTATGTGAAAAAAATGAAGAGCCTACACTAGATAATTGTGTTAAATTCTTGAATAGTCCTAAGAACCAAACAATTTATCTTAAATTACAATCTCAAATCAAAAATGCTCAAGAATAATGAATAATTCTAAAGAATGGATAGAGAGTTTTAATTTACATTATAATAATTCTGATAAGTCTGCTCCTGAGTTGAATTCTTATGAAATATCTTTGTTTCTAACACAAGCACAGGATGAAATTGTAAAAGAATTTTATTCTGGTAAAAATATATACCATGAAGCTGTGGATAGTACAGAACATATAAGGACAGCTTTGGAATATCTTGTTAGAACAGAAACATTGAATCCATTAGAATTATCTAAATATAGAGGTTATAATCAAGCTAGATTTAAAACTGCAGATAATATCTGGTATCCAATTAATGAACAAGTAATTATACCTAATTGGCCATTAACTATCTTAGTTATTCCTACTACATGGGATGAATTAAATGTTAATCTTATCAATCCTTTTAAAAAGCCTAATGAGAGGAAAGTATTTAAATTAACTAAGAATGATGGTATCTATATTATCTCTAGTAAAGAACCTACTAGCTATGAAGTAACTTATTTAATAGAACCAGAACCTATAATACTAGAAGATCTTTCAACTGGATTATATGAAGGTATGGGATTATCTATTAAAGGAGAGACTAAAGAAACTCTTTGTAAATTAGGTTCTAATATACATTTAAATATATTGAATAGAGCTGTAGAATTAGCTTTAAGAGATTATAATCCCTCTAATTTAGAAGCTCATGTTCAATTAAATCAAAGAAACTTTTAAAATTAAAATATAAATGAGTGCTTTATCAAATCAACAGGTAAGACATATGTATGTTGTTACTGGAGCATCTTCTGCTGCTGCTCCTTCTAATTTTACTTCAGCTACTACTGGACAAGCTGCTGTATTTAATGATCTTGGAGCTAAGACTGCTGGTAACTATGCATATTTCTTATATAAAAATAATAAAGGATATATCTCTAAAACAGATAATATCTATAAAGATCAAGTAGTATATGCTAAGACTACTGATTATGCTCCAGAATCATTTAAAGAAGTAATTGTAACTCCAGTTAATGTAACTGCTGGTGTTAAATATGTTCTTGAAATTCAATTCTTGGATTGGTATTCAGTAAGTCCTGAAAATCAATATTTTAAGTTAGCATCTTATACTGCTAAAACTGGAGATGATGCAGAAGCTGTAGTTGATGGTCTTGTTAAAGATCTAGCTTATCAGTTTATGCATGAAACTGGATCTTTCACTTCATCTTTCCAGTATACTCCTAAAGGTGGAACTGCTATTAAGCTTCCTGGAAATAAATATTTGGAATTCTCTAAAAGTGGAGCAACTACTGCAGCTACTCTAGTAATTAAAGAGAAAGAACAATACTCTAATAAGGATAAAGTTCCTGCAAAGAAACTTATGTTCAATGTTAACATTCCTACTGGTGAGGGAGAAATGACTACTGAAGATAAATTTGTTGATGCTGCAGGTACTGAAGTTAAATATCATAGTCTTGGTCAAGGTAATGGTAAAGTTATTGCTGAACAAGAATGGTTCTATTTAGGAGAAAGAGGAGATATCTATAGAAATATGGGTTATCCTAATAACTTTGAAACTTCTTACATGGCTGATGCATCTAAAGGCTATGTAATGGTAGATATTACTTTCTTCTATCAAGGACATAATGAAGATGTACAGAAATCACAAAAACAATTGTATTTTGTATTCCCATTTGATCTAGATGGAAATAAAAAACCAGTAAAAGCTAGTCATAATGCTGCTAAAGCTGCTGCTAAGACTTTAACTGATACTTTGGGGACTATTCTAGGAATTACTATTAATTCTTTGTCTCCTACAGATTAATATATAACATGGGGAGATGGTGTAATACTGTCTCCCCTTTTTTATTTTAACTATGGTAGAAATACATGAATGTAGAGTGTCTCCATTAGGAGATGGAATTTTTCTCTGGACTAATGTAATAGATGGTCCAGATTATGCCAATGTCTTTCTAGAAAAGATAGCCATTGTGCAGTATGATAAATTTACTATAGATTATCCTGATAAGCAAAATATTTTAGTTGAACTCACTGGAGAAAATTTAGGTGAAGATAGAAAAGAAGTTAAAATGACTATTTCTAGTGCAGCTTTTGATTTTGAAAGGTATTTTTATTTTGTTTATATTAAAACTATTGGACAACCTACTTCTAGTAATGGAACAGAGACTTACTGTGATTCAGATCTAGTAATTTCAGCTGCTGTTAATCTTTTACCACTTTATCACACTAAAATTAAATTACTTAAAGAATATGTAAAAACATGTGGTAAAAATGAACAGTTAATTATAGATATTATTTTAAAAGAAGAAATTTTTAAGAATTCTCTAACTTTAGGAGAATTTTCTACATCTGTTCAAATATGGGATGATCTATTAAACTATGATTTAGCTCAAGCTAATCATAAAACCTCATATGAGGGATATAAAAATGTACAAAATAACAAACAAATCACACTATGATAAATACATTAACAACTTTGTATTCATCATTAAAATCATATTATAATAATCTCATTGTTTATGGCCATTCCTATGAAAATAGGAAACTTATCATCTTAAAGGGTGTTTTAGATGTTATTAAAGAGTTAAGATGTTATTCTTATACTTCTAATCAAGATATCACAGATATTTATTCTATAGTAGAATATATAGTTAATTCTTCAGATATTTTTAAAAAGGAATATGCTCCTACCAATAATGCAACTAATTATTTTAAAGATGTTCCTTCACAATTTTATCCTAAAGGAGAATATAATATTAAAGAATCATTAGTAACAGTAATTGCTAATACTACAGCTTTTAAATATGATGGAGAAGGAACAGTATTTCCTAATGAAATAAATCTTCAAGCTGTAGCTTATAATTTTACTCCTTCCACTAATTCAGCTAGAAAATGGGAATATTCTAATGGTGGTACTTATAGAATTATTGAAGGAGCAACATCTGATAATTTAACTGTAACTCCAGATTCAGAGTTATGGAATAATACTGATATGATTTCATTAAGATATACTGTTAATGATATCTATACTAACCAACTAACAATCTTTAAAGTTAGAGATGGTTATGGAGCATATAGTGTAGAAATAACTTCTTCTAATGGTAATATCTTTCAAAACAATAGAATAGATACTGAATTATCAACACATGTATATATAGCAGGTTCAGATATTACTAACACTATTCCAGCTGAAGAATTTAGTTGGAAAAGAATTAGTGATGATCCTACATCAGATACTCAATGGAACAATAAAAATCTTAAAGGTAAAACTATAAGGATTACCAACAAAGATGTTAAAAAGAAAGCTACATTTGTTTGTACTGTTGTTATAGATGGTGCTAAGATTATGAATGGTCAAATTACCATTCTAGATCAACTAGATACAACATATATAAGTTCAACATTAGAATCTAATAAATCTTTAGTTCAATTATATAATACAGAAGATGGAAAATTAAATCCTGATTGGACTGTTTATCCTTATCTAGTATTAACTCCAGGAGTCTGGTCTGGAGATCCAGAAGATAATCTTCTTATATCTCAAAAAGAAAATATTAAAGATTTTAAATGGACTAAGAATGGATTATCTATAGAAAATAGTCCTACTCATGTTATAGATGAAAATAAAGTTCTTACTATCAAAACAAATGAGTTAACTCTTAATCCTAATATTAGATATGGATTTTATGGTGTATATGTAGATCCATTAACTAAAGCTGAGACACCTTTCTATTCATCTTTATCATTTGTTAGGGTAGAGACTTCTAGAGTTACTATCCAAGCAGTAATGTTATATCCATTAGGAAGTATTTTTAAAAATGATGATGTAGATTTCTTAAAAGCTCATTGTGATTTATGGAGAGGTTCTTATATAGATAATACTGATGTTGAATATAAATGGTTTATAGAAAAACCTGGAGTATTTGATCCTAAATTTACATCTTCTACTGCAAAAGTTGGAGATAATGTATTACATGTAGATAATACTACAGGAATGGTTAGAGATTCTAATATTAGAATCTTAGGATATGATTATGTAGTAGCTACAGTAAATTCTTCTACAACCTTAGTATTAACAGAAACATTAAAACAAGATGTTCCTAGTGGTACTAGAATATATAATCCTTATTATAATAGTAGTGGAGGAATAGGATGGGCTTATATTGATGAAGTAAATAATTTTGGAGTTACTGGATATACTACTAATGAAATTATTATTCCAGAATCTACTGTATTAAATTTTGCAACATTTAAATGTGTTATTACAGATTTAGATTCAAAATCTATTACTTATAATCAATCTGTATATGCCACAGCTTCATTCTTAGACCAACAAGATCCTTTACAAATAGCTTTTAATACTCCTGAAGGAACTATCTTTAAAAATAAAACAGGAACTATTACAATAGAAGCTGAAGTATGGAGAAATGGTGAAGAACTTGATGAAGATGGATCAACTTATATTTATGATTGGATTCAATATGATAAAGATGGACAAGTTATTTCTACTTTCTCTAGAATAAATAAAACTATTTTAATAACACCAGATGATGTTGATTCTAAATCTAATTTTGAAGTTAGATTGAAAAACTCTTTAGGAGAGGTAATTGCTAAAGGAAGAATCACCATTGTAGATATTATTGATGGTAGTAATAGTGTTATTATATATACTAGAGATATGCTTGAACCTATCCAACCTAGAGGAGCTAGTCCAGCAGGATGGAATGTTAATCCTAACACATTTGATGAATGGTATGGATTATTATGGCAAGCATTTAATATAAATAATCTAACTGGAGAGCCTTCAGGAGAATGGACTCCTCCATTATTAGTTGATGAATATACTACTAACATGTTCTTTAGATTCTTATGGAATGAAGGATCAGGAGATTATAGTAAGTATTTACAATATGGAACTAATGCTAATAATAAAAGGGAGATATTACCTACTCCATTTAATATGCCAGATGTAGTATGGAAATGTATTTCTACTGCTGATGGTGATACAGATGGAGGTTTTTATGTTCCAAATATACCTATTTATCATCATCTTACTTATAGATATTCTATATGGGCAAAACAAATGCAAAGAGATGGTACTATCTTGTTTGGATGTGATCCTAATACTTCATTATATTCAGGGCAAACTTCTGATGGTTTATTCTGGGGAGGTGATTTACCAGAATTAAATAAATGGTATTTATTAGTAGGTTATATTAATAGTTCAGAGGACAATACAGGAGAAAAATTTGATGCTGGTATATATGATCCTAAAACAGGCAGAAAAGCTTCTGATACAATTAAATTTAGAACTTTTAAATTTAAAAACACTGATGAAGTTCAAATGTTTAGAGCTTATCAAGGCAGTGCTTTAGGAATAGGTACTGAAGTACATTTTTGGGGTCAGAGATTAGATCTATGCAATAATAGAGAACCTTCTATTTCTGAATTATTAAAACAAACAGCTATTGGTACTCCTGCTAGAAGTGTAGAGATACAAGGAGATCAATTATTTAAATATAAAGATGACTTTAAAGGAGATCCTATTCCTAATGTTATTAATATAATAGCTTTAACACAAAATATTCTTGATCCTCAATATATATGGAGATATAAAACTGAAAACACCAATTGGACAGTAATAGAAGATACTACTAATTCTTTAACTATTAGTCCTAATGACCCTAAGATGGGATGGAGCAATGGTAATACTTATGTTACTTATAGAGTAGATGTAGGAGATTATTATGATACTCATACTATTGTTAAAATAACTGATGGTATTAATGGAATTAATGGAGCTGATGGTGTAGATGGTACAGATGGTACTTCTATAGTATGGAAGGGAGAATTTGATTCTCATCCAAATGATCCTCAAAATGGTTGGGCATATAGAAACACCACTGATGGTAAAAGTTATGTATATCAAAGTGGTTCTTGGTATCAGATGACTATTGATGGTATTAATGGGAAAAATGGTACTGATGGATTAAGTATTATATGGAAAGGAGAATTTAAAAATCCACCTTCTAATCCTGAAATTAATTGGGTATATAGAGATATAGATAATGGTAAAGCTTATATTTATAATGGTACAGCATGGGCTTTAATGGTTACTGATGGTTCAGATGGAACTGATGGTGCTAATGGAGAAAATGGATGGAATGTGTATATAACTTATCATGATTCTGAATTAAAGCCCAATAAGCCTACTGGTAATGGAACTACTAATGGATGGCATACTGATACTACAGATAATGTTATATGGATGTCTCAAAAAGTAGCACCTAGTGCTTCTTCAGGTGAATGGGGAGATCCTGTAAAAATTGTTGGAGTTGATGGATGGTATATAGATTTTAAATATGCTTTAAGTGAAAATATTCCTCCTATACAATATCCTAATGGAAAAAGTCCTGGTACTAATTGGTATGATAATCCACCCCAACCATCTGGTAACTTATATGTATGGATGACTAAAATATTAAAAAATCCTATTACTGGAGAAGTAAAAGATGGAGAACAGTGGTCAACACCTATTAAATTAACAGGAGATAAAGGAGAAGATTCTTATACTGTAATAGCAGATAAAGAATTTCATGATATACTAGTAGATCCTGGAACTAAAGATACCATAAATCCAGATTACTTAGATCCTACTAAATTAGCATTATCAGTATCAACTACATATACAGTTTTAAAAGGTTCTAAAGAACTTATTTATAGACTACAAGGAGGTACTACTCCTGGAAATAATTATTACTCTATAATAGCTGAACCTGATGAAGGTCTTGAAGTTGGAATTTCAGAAAAAGGACAAATATATCCAACAGTTTTTAATACTAATAAAACATATCTTTCATGTAAGATAAGAATTTATTGTGAAGATTCAGGAATTAATTTTTTGAAGGTTATTACTTGGAGAAAGATTAATGAAGAGAATTGGTATCTAGAAGATGCATTAGGAGGAGTGTCTGTTACAGATGGAGGATTATTCTTAACCACTTGGATTAGATTAGGACATGCTAAAAAGAAGAATGATTTTGAATATGAACTAATTGATGAAAAAGCAGGTATATATGGAGGTAAAAATTTACCTGGAGAATATGAACCTCAAACAGTAAGATTTTATTCTGGTGGTAATTATGAATCTTCTCAAGAATGGTCTAATTTATATCAAGAATTTTTAGATGGAGATAAAACTCCAGAAAAAAGACAACAATTTTGGAAATATGATCCTAGATCTCAAAGTCCCCAAGGAGCCACATTTGTAATTAGAGAAGATGGTCAAATGTTATGCTATGGTGGATATTTCCATGGAGATATTTGGGCTGAGAATGGTTATTTTAAAGGTAAGATAGAAGCAGATGAAGGATATTTTAAAGGAACTCTAACTGCTACAACAGGAACTATTGGGGGTTTAAATATCTATGAAGATGGATTTGGTATTAAAGGAGGAAACTTCTATGTAGATTCTAGTGGTAATCTTACTGCTAATAATGCAAATATTAGTGGAGATATTAATGTTACTACAGGAGGAAGTATTGGTAATTTTTCTGTTTATGATAATTATCTAGAATTTAGAATTCCAGATTCAATTAGTGGAAGAGATCTAGTTGTTAGAATTGGACAATTAGATAATAGTAGTAATTATGGGATTATAGCAGGAAAAACTAATACAAATAGTGGTACTTTTTTAAGTACAAATCTATCTAAGTTAGTTGTACAAAAAGGAAACTTCCAATATGATTCTTTAGAAACTTCTTATATAAGAGCCTCACATACCAACAGCACTCAAATAAGTACAGAGGACTTATATTTTAATAAGATGAGAGTTAATACTGCATTGTCTTCTCAATCTATTAGACTAACTTCATCTAACAAAAATATAACTCTAAATTCAAAATATTCCTTTTATAGACTTAGTACTACAAATGGAGATACTTTAGATGGTTGTACAATTTCTGGAACAGGAGACTATGGACAAATAGTTTTTTTATACAATGAAAATTCTAGTCATAGAATTGGAATTGCAGAAGGTGTATTAATAAGTGGTCATAGACTATATATAGTACAACAGACTGGTGTTATGTTAATGTATATTAATGGATCATGGCATTTAATGCAAAATAAAGAGAACTGGGAATAAAAATATAAATACTATGAAACTAAATATAAAAGAAAGATTAATGATGTTAGAGTTGCTCCCTGAAAAGGGGGCTCTCTTAACTATGACTAATAAGAGAAATATAATTAAGAAAGTAGATTTTAGTTCTGAAGAAATTGAAACTTTTGAAATTAAACAAACAGAAAAGGGTATTACTTGGAAAAATGAAGAAAAACCTAAAGATGTTGATTTTAATAGTGAAGAATTAAAATTACTTAAAGATTCTGTTGATGAATTAGATAAAAATAATGCAATCACAGATTATCTATTTGATTTATGTATTAAAATTAAAGAAGCATAATAATGAGTAAAATCAATATAGATATTTTTGATCCTGCTACTATTGCAGAATTAAGAATGAGATTTCAAACATGTCCAAGAAGGATAACTTCAGAAGACTATAAATATCTTATTGATGTTCTATCTAAAATGATTGATACTATAGAAATTGCTGCTGAAGAAATTATAAATAATAAGAATTGTTATTTTGGTATTTCAGCATCTCAAAATATATCAGATATTCATGTGTTAAATGCTCTATTAGTTAAATCATTACCTAGTACATTTGAAGAAGATATTAATGGTACTGTAGCTAATCCTTTATATGGATATCTCTATATTGTAGTTCCAAGTACATTTACATTCTCTATTACTAATAATGGTGTAAATGTCAAAAATGAATTTACAAAGATTAGATCAGAATTAACACCTGATAAAACTACACAATTAGATGTTTATAGAACATCAGAAATTAAATATTTGGATTCTCCAAATCATTTTAACATAGTAATAAGTTAGAAAAATGAGTAATATATTAACTGGTTTTAACATGCAAGGAAATGATCCTATTGATGATAGGATTGTTTCTAAAAGTAATTTGGAGACATTAGAACAATATCTTAAAAGAGTACCTGTACAGAAAAGATATTATGGTCTAACATTCTTTGCTTTAGATAAAAATAATGAGTTAAGAAAATATACTTTTCAAACCAGTTTAATAAACCCTACTATTGATGATAATGAAGAAGAGATTGAAAGAATTGATAAAGAATTACAAGAACATGTAAGTGATAAATCAATTCACAAAACAAGTGAAGAAATCAGATCTGAAATAGTAGATGCAGATATTCCTGATACAATAGCTAGAGTTCAATGGACTTTAGATCAAATTAATACAGCAGTTATTAATCTTATTGGAGGAGCATCTGATGAATACAATACTTTAAAAAGAATTCAAACAAAAATTGAAGAGCTTAGAGCTAAAATATATGGAGATGATGGAGGCACAGTTCTAAAGACATTAGAACAAGCTCTTAAATTTTTAAATCAGTATAAAGATTTTATTGTAGATATTCCAGAGAATTTTGTTAATAAACAAGATATAGTGGACAATTTAACTACTGATGATCCTACTAAAGTATTGTCTGCTAAACAAGGAAAAGTATTAAGTGATACTCTTACTAATTATTTTGAATCAGCTATGCAGTCTATCAGAACTGAAACTGATAGAGCTATTAATGCTGAAAATAGAATAGAAACTAAACTAGATAAAGAGATAGACAGGTCTATCAAAGAAGATCAAAGAATTGATGCAAAACTTGATGCTGAGATTAAAAGGTCTACTGATGAGGATCTAAGGATTGATTCTAAATTAGATGCTGAGATAGAAAGATCTACTAATGAAGATATTAGAATAGATAATAAACTAGACTCTGAAATAAATAGATCCACAGCAGAAGATGATAGATTAGATCAAAAGATAGATGCAGAAACAACTAGAGCAACTACAGCTGAATCTAATTTAAACACTAAAATTGAAACTGAAACTGATAGAGCTGAAGGAGAAGAATCTAGAATTGAAGCAAAATTAGATAATGAAATCACTAGATCTACAAATAAGGATACTGAACATGATAATAGACTTCAAGCATTAGAAGGACAAACTCATGAACAGAATACTGATTTAGGAACAACTAATTCTACATTTCAATTAAAATATAATACTGGTAATAAGATTAAACATGAAAGTGATGCTATCTCTGTTAGAAATGCAGCTGATACTGACTATGTTAATTTTATTGCTAAGAATGCTACATTTAAAGGAGATCTTTTAGTAGAAGGACAATCTTTTGTTACAGAAGCAGAAACTGTAGAAATAAAAGATAATTTACTTTTATTAAACAAAGGTGAAGTAGGAGCTGGAGTTACTAAAGGAATTGCAGGATTAGAAATAGATAGAGGAACAGAACCTAACTATCAAATTATCTTTGATGAATCTGATAATAGATTTAAAGCTGGAGAAATTGGAGACATTCAATGCTTAGCTTTAAGAGATGGAGATGATAGTATGGTTAATGGAATGTTCACTACATGGGATTCTTCTACTAAGAGATTAAAAACTACTAATATAGTTCCATCCTCATCTTTTCTTTATTTTGGAGATAATAAAACTGTTAGTTTAAATTACTCTTCAGCTAATGATGGATCATTAATAATAAATACTAATAATCAATATTTGGCAATCTTTACAGGAGATAATTACATTAATTTCAGATCTACTAGAAATAAATTTCAATTTATTGGAGATTTATATACTACAGGAACAAAATATGCACTTACATTTAAAAGAGCATCTGATAATTCAGAAGTATTATATCATGCAGATATAGTTAATAATTTAACATCTGGTGGAACAAATAAAGTATTATCTGCTGAGCAAGGTAAATTATTACAAAATTCTATTACTAGTATACAAGGTTCTTATTTACCACTTTCTGGTGGTACAATGACTGGATCTATCATTTTTCCCAATCGAAAGGGTATTTTTGGAACTTTGACTAATGGAACTAGTAATATCAAAATAGCAGTAGTTAATGCTAATAATAATGTTGAAATTGGAAATTCAAATACTCCATTAATGTTAGTATCCAATTCCACTGATTTAACACATTATAGAGATAATAATACTTATGAAATCTGGGATAAATTCAATCTCTCAGATCCAGCAACATCTACTGATTTAGCTAATTACTTGCCACTTATTGGAGGTACCTTAACTGGACAACTTACAATAAAACAATCAGTAGATATTAAATTAAGATTACAGTCTACTGATGCTGATAATCATTGTATTATACAAGCTATAAATTCACAAGCCTCCCAGTTAGGGGTATTTGGATATGCAGGAGATAAGTGGGCTATTGGACATAATGGAACTTATTATGAAATCTGGGATAAATATAACCTAACTAATCCAGTAACATATACTACAAATACATATAATCATGCAACATTAACAAATAAAGATGGACAGTATTTTACTTATATTAAAGCAGGAACTGATGGGTTATTGCCTCATTCTAAAGCTACATTAGTTAGTGGAGGATCAGGTTCCCTTGGGACTTCAGATCAGAGTTTTAATGCTGCATATATAAACAACTTACATACCAATAAAATATCTTTTGGAGAAACTGGTCCATATATAATTGGTAGTACATCTGCTACACAGTTCTTAGATGCAAATGGAGGTGTTCAAAAAGTAGCTACTGGAGGATTATATGTAGGAGTAAGTTATGTTAGTGATGCTCTCAATTTAGTACCTACTAAGGGGATATATTCTACAGGAGTTATTAAATCAGCTGCTGGATTTACTAGTAATTTTAGACAGACAAATCTAAACTTAGCAAAAACTGGCAATGATGTTTTATATATATCATCATTTGTAGGAGATTCAACAGGTTCTCCAGGAATTGATTCTAATACAGGTAGGACCATTAATGATGGAATGTTTTTAACTTATTTCTGGCAAAATGATCATGCTTTTCAATTGGCTGCAGATATTGATGGTACAGGAATAGCTTATAGACATTATATACCTTCTACAGGAAATAGTACTACTGGTTGGAAATTTTTAGCTGATACTAATTGGGTTGTATCAAAGATTAATAGTAGTACAAGTAATTATCTTCCATTAACAGGTGGAAAATTATCTGGACAATTAACAGTAGAATATGCAGGTTCCACTTCTCTTATTGTTAATAATAGTTATACTAATGGTGTTGATAGTATCTTAAATTTTAGAGTAAAGGGTGTAAATAAGACATTAGTAGGATATTCAAATGGTAATGGTCCTTTTATTCAAGATGCATCTAATAATAGATGTATTATGGTAAAATCAGATGGAGCTTATTTTGGTACAGGATTAGGTGCAGGAACAAAATTAGCTTTAATTACTGATATTCCATCTGTATCTGGATATGCCACTCAGTCTTGGGTTAATACTCAATTAGGTAGTTATATAGCTAAATCAGGTTCTACCATGACAGGTGCTCTAACTATGGACAACAGAAGAGAAAATGTTGTAGTTGATGTAGTTGCAGGAATAGGAAATAATTGGAATGAAGGTGCTGGAGCATTAAGTGTTCAAATACCTAATGATAATGGTCAAACTCCTTTATTATTAGCCAGAAGATCTGGTGCAGCTATAAATACTACTACTGCAGCAGAAAGACTATTTAGTATGGAACTTGCAGATAAGAGTACTGTTTTTAAAGTGGGAATGTCTGGAGTAAATGCTCTAGAATTAGAGGTAACTTCTTTTACAAATAAAGTAGGAATAGGTAAATTATTTGGTAAACAAATAGCTACAACAGATCAAATACCATCTATACCAAGTATCTCTATATCTAATAGTGGTTCTGGTAATGCTGTAACTGCAATATCATCTAGTGGTCATACATTAACTGTTACTAAAGGAGCTACATATTTAACATCTAGTTCTTTAGATGGATATGCAACACAGAGTTGGGCATCAGGACAATTCCCTACTAAAACAGGAACAGGTGCTAGTGGAACTTGGGGTATTAGTATTTCAGGAAATGCAACAACTGCTACTACAGCATCTAAATTAGGCTCTACTACAATAGGAGGATCAGCTAAACCTATATATTTAAGTTCTGGTACTGCAACTGCTTGTTCTGCAACAGTAGGTTCTACTACAGTTCCAGTATACATGAATGCAGGAACAATCACTCAATGTTCTACTACTTTAGGAGTCTCTATTACTGGTAATGCTGCTACTGCTACTAATTCAACTCAATTAGGAGGAATAGCTGCTAGTTCTTATGTAAAAGCTAATGATAATATTAGTAGATTAACTAATGATAGTGGTTATACTACACAAGAATGGGTAAATGGACAAGGATTTCTAACTTCAGATAGTATATTAGATAAATTTGTACCAACTACAGGAGGATATATAAGAAATAGTGACCAAGTTTTATTAAGACTACAAAGAACAGGAGTTTCTACAGGTACTAGCAGGACTATAGAGATGTACTTTGATGATTCTAATACTGATGGAACAAGTACAACTCCTAGAGGATCAATAGGATATAATTCTGAAGTAGGAATGTTTTTATATTCAGCTGCATCAGAAAAATTTCTAGCAATGGAATATACTGGAAGACCTTTCTATGGAACTCCTGAAAATAGATATTATTTATTAGGCTCTAATACACAATATCATAATTTAGATGGATATCAAAGAATTGGAGATATAATGATACAATGGGGATATTTCACAGTTCAAGGAAATTCAACAAGAGCAGTAAATTTTCCAGTTTCATTTACTAATACTGTCTGGTCAGTGACTGGATCCTGGGATAATGCTGGTACTGGTAATCAAGAAAACTGGGGATTTGATAACTATACAAGTTCTGGATTTACAATAATCAATGGAGATGGAGATAGTAGAGTTTTTCATTATATAGCAATAGGGCCTTTTACTAGAAGTTAGGATCAATTAAAATAAAATTTAAGTGATGGTAATATATAATACAAAAGAAGAAGCTAAGGCAGTTCTAAGAAATAAAGAATTGCCTTTTGGAGCTTCTATAATTTTAAATACTAAAGATGGAGATTTATTAGGTGTTCAAGGTAAATCTAAGATAAAATTTTTAGATATGAACACTTTACCTCCTACAAATGGAAAATCTAACCAAGTTCTTAAACTGGATGAAAATGGTAATGTAGTTTGGGCTGCTGATGATATGAGAGATATTGTAGATAATCTTACTAGTACTGATACAGATAAAGCTCTTAGTGCTAATATGGGTAAATATCTACAAGATAATAAATTAGATTATGGCCCTATAGCAGAAATAAGTTTAATAACAGGACATACTTACAAAATTATAAATAATAAATTATGTGTAGAAGTAGTTTATAGAAATTATTCTAAAAATAATAATACTTTTGAAAAAAAGACCACAAATGATATTATTCCTATTGCTTCTAGTACTTCTACAGGAGTTTTGAGTGTAGATCATTATAATCTATTGGCTAATATTGTAACTAATGCTAGTACTTTACAAAATGGAATAATTCACAAACTAATAGATTTTACTTACTTAGAAAATTCTATTAGACATAATTGTTCTGTTCTTTATAAAGAAGGATCAATTTGGAAAACATCTGCACAATATCATACTATTAATGCAGCAACTACAACTAAAGCAGGAGTTATGTCTGCAGCAGATAAAGTTAAACTAGAGAACACTGTTAGTGCAACAACTACTGCTACTCCAGATACTTTAGGATTAGTTAAACAAGCTGCTGATCTAACAGATTTACAAGCTGATACTGATCTAGAAGGTGTTAAAGCTCAATTTAACCAATTATTGGCTAATTTAAGAGCTGCTGGTATAATGTATCAAACTCCTCAACCTTAATTATGAGTAAAGTATTTTATAATAGTAAATTAGCTAAAACAATCTTATTTAAAGGATATAATACAATTATGTTATTTGGCTATATTTTTACAAAGAAAGAAAGTTTAATGCCATCATCTTTAAGACATGAATTAATTCACTGTGAACAATATAAAGAATGTATTATAGCTTTCTTAATTCCATTTGCTATATTATGTATATTTTATAGTTGGTGGTGGTTACCTGTCTATTTTTTAATGTATTATATTATATATGGAGTAGAATATTTAATATCTTTGATATATAATATATTTAAAACATTAATTAAAAAAGAAAAATTTGATATATCAGAAATTAATCATAAAGCATATAAAGCATCTGCCTTTGAAATAGAAGCAGATAAAAATGAAGAAATAGAGGACTATTTAGATCATAGAAAAGGCTTTGCTTTTATAAAATATTATGGAAAGCTATAAAGAATAGCTATAGTAAATTGTATAGTTTTTAAAAATTTTGAATATTTCTCATCTAAACTTAGTATCTTTGTATTGGAATTAATTGGCCAATATTCCAATATAAACTAACTAACAACTTAAATTTTAAAACAATGGCAAGAAGTTTAGATGATGCTGCTTCTAAGGGAGTAGCTGGTGCAGGTCTTGGATTGACATACTAGTCCCATATAATAGAAATATTATATGCAAATCCCTTGAATTGCTGGAAAGTCCTAATATTTAGGATAATCAGCAGCCAAGCTTTATATTAATATAAAGAAGGTTCAGAGACTATCTAGAAATAGAGTACATCACAAGCTAATGGTGATGGAAGTAGGGGACATCTGAAAAGATGATGATATAGTCCAAACTACATGTATATATAAAGATGTAGAAGTTCATTAGAGAACTGTATAGAGCTTGCAACTCTATATGAATAAATTGTAGGTATAGCAGGTACAGCTCTAGGTTTGTGGGCATTAGTAAAAAATGGTGGTAATCTTTTAGGTGGTATTGGTGGTGGAGAAACTATTATAGCTAATAACACTTTAGGATATGGTGCTGCTGGTGTAAGTGGATTTGGATATACTCCTTCTGAAGTATACATGTCTGCTAAACAATGTGAAGATAATGTTGCATTGACTAGAGCAATCTATGATACTAGAATCAAAGATTTGCAAGAGAAAACTGGTATTTATAATTATTTCAATGACAAGTTCTGTCAAGTTGAAAAACAGGTTGCTGCTTTAGAGCAAGCTAAACCTTATGAGCAAAAGATTTTGGAATTGCAGTTCCAATTGGCTCAAAACCATTCAGATAGATATACTGATAAGAAAACTTGTGGTGTAATCTATGGAGTAAATGTATTGCCTGAGACTCCAGTAGTAACAGGTTATGAAGGAGCTAATGGTCCTTGGGGATCATGTGGTTGCCCTAGAGTAGCTGCTTCTTCTAGTACTCCTGCTGCATAATTAATTGGGGAGATTAAGTTCTCCCCTTTTTAATCTTATATTACTATGAAAAATATTGCAGAACAATTAGCAGAACAAGCTCAATTAGCACAAGAAAAATTAGGACAATTAACTAATAATAATATTCAGAAATTGCCTAAATCAGTATCTGAAGAAATCTTAGTAGAATTATCTAGTGTTTCTGAATCAGATATGTTGACTATGAATTCAATACCTGAATTTATAGAAGCTAATAATCTCTATAATCAGCATTTTCAATTGTTTCTTCTTAATAAGTTTAAAGAAGAATTTAGCTCTACTAGAGAAGGTAGAATAATTTCTGAAAACTTATTAAAAGTGATAAAAGATTGTAAATCTAAAGCAGTTGAAATTAATAAGCAAAAATTAGAAGATTTAGAAGAGTATAGAAAACATCAATTTGAATTTGAACAATGGTTAAAAGAAAGGAATAAATTATGATATCAGATGTAGAAATTTTTAAACAAGTAGCTCCTAGATGGATTAAGAATATTATAATTCAACTAACAGGAAACAGTTTTGGTACTAAACTAATGCTTCCTATAGTAGATGAAATAGTTGAAAACAAAATAGGTTCTTTTGTTAGTTTACTAGCAGATTCTGAAGGCAATCTACACTTTGATAGACTGTTAGATAAATATCTCAAATTAATTGATGAAACAGGAGGATTTAAATTTAAACTTGGAGATCTTCCTAATGTTCCTAAAGGTTTAGCTAGTTTGATTAGTAATAAAACATATGAGATTGAAAGATCTGATCTAGAATCTCTAAAAACCTTATTTAATAATGCTAAAAATGAACAAGTTAAAACAGATCAGTTATGAGACATTTGATGAGTAAACTATTTGGAACCTCTGGATATGATTCAGATATGTTTAGTGATCAATTCAAACAAGACTTTGAGAACAAAGGCTTCAAGAATATGAGAAACTATAATGATGATATGAACATGTCTAGAAGATATTCTAATAAACCATTTGAACAAGAATCTATGCATAATAGGTTTTCTGAGAAAAGTGGTAAAGAAAAAGAATATTGTGATATTAGAATGATGGAACATGTTAAAGAACATGGATATCATTTAGATAAAGAAATGCTTGAATGTGGTCTGCTTCTATTAGATTTTGAAGATGATGAGCCTTGGTCAGTTGAAGAAACTGAAAGAGCTAGGAAAAATAATAATCTACATTTTACTGGAGAATTCTCTTCTGTAAATAAATATGATTTTAATTTTATTATGAACAAGAAGAAAGCTAAAGAAAAATATGAAGGTAAGTCTATTAATGAACTTGCTTATAATACATATAAGTCTTTAACTGATGATTCTTTTCCATATCCTGAAGCTAAGGCATATTTTATTTTCTTGACATATCTATATGGAACTATGGCAGAAAAACATAAACTATTCAGGTAATTTTTTCATAATTTTATTAGGACAGCCCTCTATCTTAATTGATGGGGGGCATTTTTTGTTTTATATAAATTTTTAAGTTATGAAGTTAGTTTTAAAAAGAATAAATAATCAAGATAACTATTGTGAAGGTAAATTATATATTGATGGCATTTATCAATGTGATGTAATTGAAGATACTGATAGAGCTTTAAATAATGAAATGTCTATTGCAGAGATTCAATCTAAAAAAGTATATGGAGAAACTGCTATTCCTAAAGGAACTTATCAAATTACTTTAGATGTAGTAAGTCCTAAATTTAAAAATAGATCATGGGCAACTTTCTGTGAAGGTAAACTTCCTAGACTATTAGATGTTCCTGGATTTGAAGGTGTTTTAATACATGTGGGAAATGATCCTGTTACAGATTCACTTGGATGTATCTTAGTTGGTACTAAAGATAAAGATGGTCATATTTGTAATAGTACAAATACATTTAAAGATTTATATTATAAATTAAAATCTTCTACAGATCAAATCACAATTACTATAGAATAATGGAAACTATAAGAAAACATCCTCTTTTTAATATTTGGAGAGGTTTTAGATATACTACTAAAGGGCAAAAAGTAGGCTTTAGTGAAGAGTGGAAATACTATAATAATTTCTTTAATGACACTATCCAATATTATATTCCTAATTATAGATTAGTTAGAAAAGATAAAACAAAACCTTTTTCAAAAAATAATTTTATATTCCTCCCAGAAGAAGAAGTTGCTACTTTAAAAAATAATGTTATAAAAATAACTTATAATAATGAAACTCACACAATTCAAGAATGGGCAGATATTTTAGAAAAAAGTGTTATGGGAATAAGGACTAGGTATCATAACAATAAAAACTATACTATAGAAGAAATTTTATTTGGAAAAAAGAGACTTTCAAAAAGAAATTTAATGAATCCAAAAGAACTTAAAGAAGCAGATTTAAAAAAGAAAGCTTCTAAAATGTTATCTTCTTATAAACTAAAAGACTGGAAAAAAGATTTACAATTCAATTTAGATAGAGAATGGTTTATAGAAAACATTTTAAAAAGTAAATGTATTTATTGTGGAGATACTAATAATTTGGGATGTGATAGAATAGACAATAATAAAGGACATACTTATGATAATGTAGTCCCTTGTTGTTATACTTGTAATATAGCAAGAGGAAATAATTTTTCATTTGAAGAAATGAAGATATTAGGAAAAACAATAAAAGAAATTAAAGAAAATAGAACATGAATATAAAATGGAAATTATACTTAGGAGTATTTATAGTACTCCTAGGTTTAATATGTACTATTAGTTTTCAAGCTAAATATATTAAAAAACAGAAAGCTAATATAGAAAGATTATCTCATAATCAAGAAGCTCTCACTACAGAAATAATTAATTTCAAAACTAAAGATTCTCTTAATGCTGCTACTATTAAATCTTTAATAGTAACTACTAATGAATTTAAACATATTAATGATGATTCTAAAAAACAAATAGAGGCTCTAAATATTAAATATAAGAGACTTTTAAAAGTTAATCAAACAATTACTCAAGAGAATCAAAATCTCCTCTTAAATAAGGTAATAGACACCTTATATCTTAAAGATACAATCATAAAAACAATAAAAGCAACATATAGATCTCCATATCTAGATTTAGATGTTATAGATTTAGGAAAACAATATAAAATAGAATATCAATCTAGAGATACTATAGATCAGATATTAGAAAATATTCCTAAGAAATTCTTATTTATAAAATATGGAACAAAGGGGTTTAAAACAACATATGTAAATAGAAATCCTAATGCTAAAATTATAGGAGCAACAGATTATGTATTTAAAAATAAAGTTTGGAAAAAGCTATAAAATGTTGTATCTTTGTAAATTAATTTAAATAAAATAGAATGAAAACAAGAGAACTAATATTTAGAGTATTACAGTTCTTATCTATTAATTCAGATGATTCTATTCAGGACTTTTCTGAAGAATATATTTATAATATTTTAATAGATAAAAGAGCTTTTCTTCTAAAGCAACACTACAAGGATGCTAGAAAATCTGTACCTAGGTCTTGTTATCAAACATTAAATGTTCCTTTAGAAAAAATTAGAGTTGTTCCTGATCTTAAATATTCAGAAGTATTATTAAGATCAGTAGATAAAATACCTGAAATGGTAGATTTTGCACAAGAAGCTGGAGTAGCTACTACTATTATAATGAGTACAGATTACACAGCAATTCCTTTTAATTTAGTTACATTTGAAAGATTGCCTACTGTTGGATCTAATAGATGGACAAAAGATTTATTATATGTAGCATTAGGAAATGAAAGATTATATTTAAAATCTTTTAATTCATCTTTTACTAATCTAACTAAAGTTTTAATATTTGGAGTTTTTTCTGATCCTTCTCAAGTGTATTATGCTAATGGAAATGAAGGAGATTACTATGAAGAAGAATTTCCTATTAATAATTCTATGGTAGATCCTATTATTAAATTAACATTAGAAGAACTTACTAGAATACAAAGACCTAAAGATGTTATTAATGATGGAGAAGGAATTGAAGATCAAAGATCTAGAGTATAATTATGAGTGAACAAAGAGAACATAAATTTAAGAATTCATATAGTTGTAAAGATTATTGGCAATATTATTGTAAGAATTGTAAAAAAATTCCATATAAAAAATATAAAGAAATTTTAGATTTTATTATGGAACAATATTCTTTCCTTATTTCTGAAAAAGCTATGGATATAAAGTTTCCTTATAGATTAGGACAAATAAGAATTAGGAAATATTTTAAAAGTCCTAAATTTGAAGGAGGAGAATTAGTTAATAATCTTCCTATAAATTATAAAGCTACTAAAGAATTATGGGAATCTGATCCAGAAGCTAAAGAGAATAAACAAGTTATTTATCTGTTAAATCAACATTCTGATGGTTATATGTATCAGATAAGATATACTGTTTCAGATATTGCTAATAGATATGATAAACTAAGATTTTTGAAATATAAACCTGCTAGAATAATGTCTAGACAGTTTTCTAAAAATATCAGGGAACATAAAATAGATGCATTAGAACAAGAGAAATATGAGATATGTAAAACTAGTTGAACTGTTAGATAGACTTAAAAGTAATAATATAATGGCAGATTTAAATTATGAAGCAGTTGTAATTTATGTTACTGACTTCTTTCAGATATTAAATTCTCCAAAGTTACTTAGAGATTATAAAACAGATTTAGATATAGAAATAAAAGATTACATGGGTAAACTACCTTGTAATTTTGTTAAAGAAGTACAATTAAGAATGAGGCATCATAATAATGATAAAGCTTTCATTCCAATGAGAAGATCTACAGATACATTTCATCCTACAGGAAAACAATATTGTTATCAAGAAGGTCCATCTGATTTAACTTATACAATTAATAATGGAATGATTTATACTTCTTTTAGAAATGGATTTGTTGAAATGGCATATAGAGGTATAGTAGTAGATGAAGATGGAATGCCTATGGTTCCTGAAAACTTTGCTATTATGAGAGCTTTAATTGATTATATTAAAGTTCAATATTATACCATACTAGTAGAAAATATGAGAATGCCTTATCAAGTACTTCAAATGGTAGAACAAAGATATGCTTGGTCTATTGGTAGAGCTAGTACTCAATTACATCAAATGTCATTAGATGAAGCAGAAAACTTTACAAACATAGTTAATAGACTTATTCCTGATTTAAAACAGCATGATAAATATTATGCATCATTAGGAAGTAAGGAATATTTAAGAACACAATAATATGGGAATACCTAAGATTGAAAAACATTTGATTAAGGGAATTAATCAAGATATCTCAAAATCTAAGTTTAGCAATGAATATGCTTATGAAATAAGAAATGCCAGACTATTAGCTACAGATAGTCAAACTACTTTTGCTGTAACTAATGAAAGAGGTAATAAAGAATATATTATAACAGATAATAAAGGAAATACTTTAGCAATTAAAGGAATCATATTAGGACATTGTGAAGTTAAAAATTATATAGTATTATTTACACATCAAGAAAATCCTGCTATTGATGGAATTTATAGAATAGATACAGAAACTAATCAAATGATTACTATCTTAGAAGGAAATATGAATTTTAATATTCAACATAAGATAGAAACCATAGGATGGTATGAATCTGATTCTATTATAAAAGTATACTGGATAGATGGTTTAAATCAACCTAGATATGTAAATATAGCAGATGGAGCTGAGAATGATATTAATATTATAGATTTTGTTCCTGAAGTTAGTTATGGTAATATTCAAGTAAGTCAAACTACTGGAGGATTTTTTACTGCAGGGATGGTTCAATATGGATATAATTTATATAGAAAATATGGAGCTCAATCTAAACTTAGTGGTTTAAGTGAATTATATGCTATTACTAGTACAGGTAAGGGATATGAAAAAGATACTAGTGTTCCTGTAGCTTTTGATATAACAATAGGAGGAATTCCTAAACAAGGATTTTCTAATATAAAATTATATAGAATACATAGAACTGAATATAATAGTCTTCCTAAGATTAGTCTTATCTATGATGGTAAATTAGAAGATGAATATATCAAAGATGGAAATACTAAAATTCCTACAGGAAATCTAACATTAAATTATAAAGATAATGGTCAAGTATCATTAGAAGATATATCATTAGAACAATTATCTTTTTTAGGATCAGACTTTTTAATTCCTAATTGTATTGCTCAACATTCAAATAGATTAATATTTGCTAATTATAAAGAAGAACATAGTAACTTACAAGATTTAACAGATCCTAATGGTAGATATAAATTTTCTGGAGCTAAAGAAATGGAGGCTGTTAATGGTAGTTACAAAAGTTCTGATAATGATTTAATTAATGCAGGACCTGAATTAATTAGATATACTATAGGAGCTGAAACTCAAATTATAGATACATATACTACATTACCTCCAGAACAACAAAATTTTACCCAAGATATTAATAATACTACAGTTACTGCTAATGAAACTTGGAAAGGAAACATACAATCTAGTTTAAAATATAATCCATATCAGGAAGGACAAAAAGGTAAGATTAAAACATCTTTTAAAAGAGGAGAGAAATATAGATTTGGAATACAATTCTGTAATAAATATGGACAATGGATGGAAGTTATTTATTTAGCAGATATTAAAATTCCTAGAGATAAAAAATCTACTAATCCAAGAGGAAATTTAGAAACTTATACTATAGAACCTTTTAATGAAATAGAAAATGGATTAAATGTTAATATATCTGCTAACTATTCTAGAATAACATTCACATTACCTATAAGTCTTTGCAAGATACTAGTACAAGATTTTGATATTGTTAGAGCTAGAATAGTTAGAGTAAAAAGAGATTTTTCTAACTCAAGTATATTATCTCAAGGTATATTAACTCCCACTATATTTCAAAGAACTCAAAGAGATACTGGTTTTTGGGCTATGCCTGATTATTTATCTAGAAATATGGGTATTAATAGTCCAGAGAAAAAAATTAAAGCTCCATCTAATAGAATGCCTACACATGCAATATTTCCAGCAAAAGGAGTATTTCAACCTTTATGTGGAAGAGCAGATGATGGTACTTATGATAATATAGAGTTAGATGCTAAAGATTCTACTTTTTATACTCCTGTTAGTATAGTTACTGAAGCTACAGATCCAAACTATTGTGTTTATGGAGATAGTAGTATTGTTAATATGTGGTCTCCTGAAATATCTTTTCCAGATCAACCTCAATTAGATTTAAATTCTTGTAGAATTCAACTAGTTGGAAGAACTTTTAATAGATGGACATTATCATCAACAGTTACATTAGATACTACTAATAATAAGAATATTACTGTGAGTGCTAGTGTTCCTGGATATGAAGATAGAATATTAACCTATTTAAGACCAGGATCAGGCAGTAATGGAGAAGGATTAATATTTACATATGACAGTCCAACTAATAACCATAAAATATCTTATTTTAGAGCTTATTATGGATTTGATTCTGTTTTATCTCAAAGTAAAGATCCTTTTATTTTATTAGAGACAGATAATGATAAACAATATGGTGGAGCTAACAATGGTACTGTTGATTTATTTATGAAGAATATAGGTAAATCTATAAAATATAATTCAGATATAGATCTTCATTATACTGATAGAGATGCTACTAAAACTTTAACATATCATGGTAAAACATCTCAACATATAGTTTTTCCTGCAGTTGTTGAAAAAGATGGGTGGAATGGAATTCAACCTTATTATCATTTTCAAGCTAGAACAGATGAAATAGTAGGAAGAGATAATTTTACTGCCTACAATGGTATTGTTTATGATTCTATGTCTGATATTACTGCCACTAGTGGATATTCTTGGACTACTAAAGAATATCCTATAGTAGAATTAGCTAGAAAAATTGGAGATGATGATAATCAATATGGAGAAAAAGATAATAACAATAATTTATATATAGTGTGTAGTAAAGAAGTTCCTATAGAATATTCTAGTACTATACAGAAACCTATTGATATTATTGCAGATCAAGGAGATATTTATCTACAAAGATTTAATCTTTTAAAATCATATATTACAGATACACAAGCTACAAATGGAGTTGCAGAAGTGCTATCATTTATGGTAGAATCTACTATAGACTTAGATAGAAGAATAGATAACTCAGATAAATTAACTGATATTAAATATACACAACCTGAACAATATTATAAATTTAATGAAGTATATAATCAGTTAAATGATCTATTTACTTATTCTCAAATACCTTCAGATGTAGATGTACAAACTAACTTTCCTAATAAGATAATTGCTAGTAGTACTAAAACATTAGGATCTAAAATAGACAATGCTACTAATATTCTTCAAAATGAATTTATAGATCTTGATGGTCAATATGGTGAAATTAGAAAATTACAAGAATTTAACAGTTTCATGTATGGATTTCAAGATACTGCTGTAAGTTATCTTATTATTAATCCTAGAGTTCAATTAACTCCTTCAGATGGAGTGCCTATTGAATTAGGAACTGGACAATTCTTATCTGATAAAAGATATATTACTACTAAATCTGGAACTACTAATAAATGGGGTATATGTTCTTCTAATACTGGAATCTATTATATAGATGATACTAATAGTTCTATTAATAAGATTACAGGAGAAGGAATGCAAGATATCTCTACTAATTATGGGTTCCACTCATATATGTCTAATATAGATTTATCTCAAGATTTTAATTCTTTCTTCCATAATAATAATGATGAAATATATTTTAATTTTAAAGATACAGAGTCATTAATATTTAGTGAAGCTGCTAATGCTTTTACTGAATTTATGGATATTACACCAAATATATTTATTAATTATAAAGATACTTTTTTAACAGATCATATAGTAAATAATATAGAACATTTATATCTTCAATTTGAAGGAGACTATAATAGTTTTTATGGAGAATTAAAAGATAGTTCTATTACTATTATATCTAATGAAAATTATGATTTAGATAAAACATATGATAACATAGAATTTAGATCTGAATGCTATTCTTTGGAAAATAATAAATGGGATAAAGATGTATATAATGAAACATATAATTATATACATTCTTGGAATGAGAGACAAAATTCAGAAGAAATTCCATTAATATTTGGTAATAATCTAAAAGAAAGATTTAGAATATGGAGAACACCTATTCCTAGACATTCAAAATCTTTAATTAGAATGAGAAATGGATGGCAGTTTATTAAGCTAGGATTAAAGAATGATAATAATAGGAAAGTTATATTACATGATATTAATGTTAAATATTCTATATAATGAATAATGAAGAGTTAAGAGATATTTTAATAAAAAGACTTAGAGATAAAATAAAAGATAAAGATTCTCCTTATAATAATCTCAAAATAAAAGAAATGATTCAAAGATTATATAATCCTGATTTTGTTAATAAACTCTCTGATTATAAATCCTTAATTACAGGAAAAAATTTTTCTGTAGATAAAGTAGAACATAATATATTAGGAGATCTTAAAAATGAAAAATCCACTTTAATGTTTAAAGAAGAAGATGCTGATAATGCTAAAGCTTTTTATGAAGCATTAAAAGATAAATATAGTAAAAAACAAATAGCTGCTTTAATGGCATTATCTCATCAAGAAACTGCAAAAGGTGGAAATAAATATGTTAAAGGTAAAGTATGGGATCCTAATAAAATACAAGAAGGATCAGAAGGAGGAGTTGTTAATAGAGGATTATATTCTTTTGAAGAAGGAGTTGGAGATTTTAGCAATACACCTTCTAATGAAAAACCAACTTCTTATTGGTATCAAGATTGGTTAAAAGATGAAGGTAAAAATTATAAAAATCCAATTCTAGCACAAACTGATTTCTATGTTAATAAATATTTAACAAGAATAGAAGATAAGAAAAAATATAAAGAAATATTTGACAATCCAAATTCATCTGTTGCAGAAATAACAAAAGCTTTACATGATGCACAAAGTTCTAAATCTAGTAATGCTGAATTGATGCAAAATAAAGCAGAATTTTTATATAATATATTTCCAACAGATACTGAATTAGAATTACAAAATAAAGGATGGAATATGCCTCAAACAAATATATATAAAGATGGAGGAGGATTAAGTAGATCTAAAGATTATGGGTCTTCTAAGAAACCTTATCCTAAAGTTAAAAGTTCTGATTTTGCAGGAAAACATAGAAGTTATCCTATTCCAACTAAAGCTGATGCTAGAGATGCTTTAAGATTGGCAGGATTACATGGTAGAAGTGATATTAAAGCTAAAGTGTATAAAAAATATCCTAGCTTAAAACATGCTAATGGAGGAGAACTATTAGGATTAGATTATTATACTAATCAATTATATGATGGAGGACCTTTAGAATCTCCTATGGTATCTAGATCTATTATTAATCCTAATTTAACAGTTCAAGCACCTGAGACATTAACTCAACAAGGAGTTAATCCTATAATTTCAAAACAAGGATTTAGCTTAGGAAGCATAGATCCTGTAAGTACTGTATCTAATATATCAACATTATTTTCTTCTCCTAAAATAACATCTCAAGGAGAAAACCAACAAGCTGATGTTGATGAAGAGAATAACTTTGATCCTACATATATAGATGTGTCTAAAGTTAAAAAAGATTTTGACACTAAACAAGCTATAGGAAGTTCTGTAGGAGCAGGTGCAGGATTAGGAGCAACTGTTGGATCTATTGTTCCAGGTATAGGAACTGTAGTAGGTGGTGCTGTTGGAGCTGTAGGTGGTGCTATAGCTGGAGGTATTAAGTCTATATTTGGAAAGAAAAAAGCTAAAAGAAAAGAAAAAAGAGCTAAGAATAAAGCTAGAGGATTAAATACTATGGCTACATTAGAAAGTTATATGGGAAAAGCATATGGCTTTGCTGATGGTGGAAATATTAATAATTTAATGGGCAGAAAATATTTTGCAGAAGGTGGTTTAACTTCTTTTAATACTGGTGGAAGTCATGAAGAATCTCCTATAGGTGGAATACCACAAGGTATAGGTGATAATGGAAATATAAACTTAGTTGAAGAAGGAGAAACTAGATATCAAGATTATATCTTTTCAGATAGATTAACTTTAGATGAAGATATAGTTAAAGAATTAAATCTTCCTTCTAATCTAATAGGAAAAACATTTGCTGAAGCTAGTGAAATATTAGCTAAAGATATAGAAGAACATCCTAATGATCCTATTAGTAAAAGAGGATTTGAAGAAATGATGATTAGATTACAAGCAGCAAATAATATGAAAAAAGATTTAGAAGATTCTAACACATTTGCTGAAGGTGGAAGTTTAAATGGAGAACCTATGGAACCTAGTCCTTCTATTAAAGAAGTAGAAGGTGAAGATGAAAATCTAGGTAATGAATTAAAAGAAGTTACAGATGAACAAGTAAAAAGAATAGCTGCTTCTAATATTAAAGAGGAAAAATTAAAAGGTGGTAGAGCTTCTAAAGAAGTTAGAGAAAATGCTACTAAATTATTTGATCCTTTAGAAATATCTGTAGGTATTAAAGTTGAAATGGAACATACAGATAGTATAGAAGCTGCTAGAGAAATAGCTTTAGATCATCTAACAGAAAATAAAAATTATTATACTAGACTATATCATATAGGATTAATTGATGAACCCATTACTGAAGAAGAAGAAAACTTTTTAAAAGAGAAATGGGCTAGAATAGAAGAAATAGAGGACTTAGATGAAGAAGATGATATAGTTGATATGCCTGAAGAAGAAGATGTCTCTAATGAGCTAGAACAGCCTTTAAATCAAGAAATGCCTATAGAACCACAGCAATTTGCAAAAGGTGGAGATTTATTTGGTCCTAATAGAAATGGAGCTTATTTTAGAAATGGTAGATGGTATTTAAATTCAGATCCTAGATTATCTAATAAAACTAATATTAGAATGGATAATCCTAATAGAGGAAATTATTGGAAAACAGATCCAATATATCCAATTCCACCAGAAAGACAATTGTTTAAAGTTCCTGATATTAAAGGTGGATGGAATGGTATATTGTCTGATAATACTAAACCTTATGGGGATACTTTTAATCCTCCATTTATTAAAGGAGGAGAAGATGAAAAAACTACTGTTGAGCCAATTAAAACTAATACTTCTACAACAAAAAAAACTAGTATTCCTTCTATTGATACTGAAGAAGAATTTGATAGAATGATGGATAGAAAATATAATTTTGGAGATTTAACAGGATTAACAGGTCCAAGATTTGATCCTTATCAATTAGAAGCTGACTTAGAAGGCAATGCTATTGCTCATGAAAATGAAGTTAATTTTGATCCAACTTCTGATTTTGAATTAACACCAGAAGAATTAGCCACATTAAGTCCTGAAGATTATCAAGCTTATAAGAGACATGAAAGAGCTATGAAACTACAAGGATTAGGTTCATTACTACAATATGCTCCAGTATTAGGTAATTTAATTGGAGCTGCAACAGTAGGTAAAGCTGAAAGGGTTAATCCTACATATATTACACCAGAACAATTAAATGATTATTTACAATATAATCCTATTGATCCAAATACATATACTAATCCTATATTAAATCAAGCTTCTAATGCTAGAAGATCTTTTGCTGATGCTAGTGGTGGTTCAAGAGCTGCTATATTAGCTGCTAATTTAGGTTTAAATGCTCAAACTCAAAAAGCAATTTCAGATGCTGCATTACAAGCAGAAGCTGTTAATGAACAAAGAAGAGTACAAGCTAAAGAATTTAATAGAGGAACTAACCAATTTAATGCTTCAGAGAGAGCTAGAGCTAAACAATATAATGCTTCAGCTAAAACTATGACTGATGATATAAATGCTAGAAATAGAGCTGCTAGAAGAACTGCTATTAGAAATTATTTATCTGGAGCTATGCAAGGATTAGGAAGTATAGGTAGAGAAAAAGCTTATAGGAATACTATTAAAACTATGGGTATGGATTATTATTTAGATGCTCTAGGACAAGCGAAATATAAAAAATCATAAAAATTTGGAATAACTTTAATAATTTAGTATCTTTGTGATCTGTTGCATTTAGATTATATATGTATACAACTAAGTGCAACACTTCACACTAAAATATAAACTATGGCAGTTAACTACTATGATCAATTTCAACCATTGACATATAATCCAATGACTCTACAAGAAATGCTTATAGGACCACAAATGATGCAACAAAAACATGATCAATATCAAGCTTTATTAGATCAAGAAGGCCTATTTGATGTTCCAGCATTAGAAGTAGATAAACCTGGAGTACAACAATGGATGGATAAATATAAAGAAAATATTAATGATCTATCTGACCAACTATTAAGATCTGGTTATAATAAAGATCTTTCTAGAAGAGCTAGACAGATATTACAAGAAAAACAACAAGCTATCTCTAGTAGAGGATATTTAGGAAGAGCTAATCAAGCATATCAACAATATTTAAAGAATATTGAAGATGAAAAGAAAAGATTAGAAAAAGGAGAAATTAATAGAGATCAATATGAAAGAGGATTAGCATTTGCTTTACAAAGATATAATCAATCTGGTGGAGCTAGTTCTAATGCAACCTATACTCCTTGGGCTTCTACTAAAGCTGTAGATTTACAAGAGCTTGTTAGTAAATATGGAAAAGAAATTACTCCTCAAACTATTGCTAGAGATTTGGGATATAAATATGATCCTTCAACAGGTATTATAGCAGATTCTTCTAATAAGACTGTAACTATATCTCCAGAGAGAATTAAAAATACTATAATTAGTAGAATAATGAGTAATCCTGAAGCAATGTCTTATTTAAAAGAAAGACAACAATTAGGATTAACTAATAATATCATGGAAGATCTAGATAAGCTAGGTAATGAAGGAGCTTTAACTTTCTATAGAAATGATGTTGAAAATAAAACCAATTATGATTTTGGATTATTTAAGAAATATCAAGAAGGAATATTTAATGATGCAGAAATAAGTAAAGATGCTATTGCTGAAATTATTTCTTTAGATAATATGCCTATTGAAAATCTTGCTGAGATTGCAAAAGTAGGTAAACCTAAATTTTCATCTTCAGGAGATGTGTCTTATTTTGATGCAGTTACTAATAGTAGTAATTTCTCATTAGGAGAACCTGGTAAACCAGTTCCATTTGGAATAGCTACTGATAATAATAAAATTATCAATTTAGAAGAATCTAATAAGATCAGAGCTCATGCTAATGAACAATTAGATAAAGATTTTAGTTACTGGCAACAGATAGATCCTAGTGTGACTAGAGATGATATTATAGAATGGGAAGATAAATGGGCTAAAAATAATAAAGCTACATTAGCATTTAATTTTGTACCATCAGCTAAATATGAAGAAAAATATTCACAAGATATAGATAAAATTAAAAATGGTTCTTTCCCTAATTCTATTAAAGATTGGGCTATTGAAGGACAAAAATTAGAAGATGGAGATGATTGGATAGATGCTATTGAATATGATCCTAAAGATAATAAAGTGGTAGCAGTATCAACTGGATGGTCAGGTAATGGTTATATGTTGGCAGAAATTACTATGCAAAATGGAAAAACTATTAGAGCTGTAAGAAAACCTCAAGAGTCTGATAAAGCTAAATTTGTAATAGCTGATTCTATATTTAATCATTATTATGATAATAATAGGGGTACTAGTAAATTTATAAATCCTGAAACAGGAGCTCCTATTATTATGAATAAATTTATCACTCCTGATGGATTAAAAGCTACAGTAACTTTACAAAAACCTGTATATAATAATAAAGGACAATTAATGAGATATGAAAATGATCCTTCTTATACCAATATTAGTTATAATGATATAATGCAAAGATTAACCCCATTTGTTTTAAAAGATAAATATGTTAATAAATAGTCAAAACCAAGAGAATCTTATTGATAATGAGATTCCAGATTTAACCAACAGTATCAAGGTAGATAAAACAGGAAAGAGATATATAGATGATCCAAACTCTCCTAGTGGTAGAACATATCTATATGACAGTCCTATATCTAACTATGATATAATAAAAAAAGCTGCTGAAGAAAATATTCTTCCCAAAGAATGGCTTCAAAATAGTCCTATACATTATAATGTAGCTGATGGATATGATACAAATATGGATTATGAATCTTTAATTAATCCAGAGTTAAGAGAAGATTATTTTGCTAAGCAACAGTCATTATTAGGATTAATAGGTAAAGGAGCTGTTAGAGGAGTATCTGCAATCACTGCAGGTACTCTAGAATCATTAGGATATTTAGTTAATCCTAATACATATAGAGCTTTATTTGGAGAAGAAATTGTAGGAGATTTTGAAAACCAATTTTCTAAAATATTTAGAGAATTAAAGGAATCTATGAATGATCTTACTGATCCTATTTATAGAACTATGCAATCTAAATCTGATAGTTTATGGGAAGCTATGTTTGATGCTACTTTCTGGGCAGGAAATGCTGAAAGTGTTGTTACAACATTATCTCTTATGTTTCCAGGTATAGCTGCTGCTAAAGGATTTAGTACTGTAGGAAAAGGATTAGGAAAACTAGGAATGAGACTTGGTGCTACAGCTAAAGGGGCAGCTAGAACAGCTAGAATTACAGCTAATGTAGGTGCAGGTCTCACTAGTAGAATTATGGAATCTAGTATGGAAGCTAAAGAGGCTTATGATAGTTTTATTGAAGCTCATAAACTAGATGATAAATATGTTAATGATGAGGCACAATTAAGATTAGATGCAGGTAAAGCTGCTTCTACTACTATGTTAGCTAATATGCCTTTATTTTTAATAGATGCTTTTCAATTTGACAGTATTTTAAGTGGATTTGCTTCATTTAAAAATGCTAATTCTAGATTAAAAAGAATTGCTAATAGTCTATCAGATTATGGTATAAATGCTGTATCTGAAGGATTAGAAGAAGGTACTCAATATATTATTCAAAAAGAAGCTGAGTTTAGTGCTTTAAGTGATCCTGAATTAAAGAAAATGTTAGGTGAATCATTTTCTGAGAGATGGGATAAGTACACTGATGATATAGAATTCAAAACTTCTATTTTATTAGGAGCTGCTGGTGGAGGTTTATTTAGAGCTGCAGGACCTACTTTAAATAAAATATACACAAAAGCATTAGATAGATTAAATAGATATAGAACAGCTAAAGAAATAGCTACTGTTCAAAAAAATCCAGAAGCTTTTAAAATTTTATCTCAACATGAATTTGAAGAGCAATTAGGAAAACATGTAAAAGCTGACAGTCTAGATCAACTAATTCAAATGTATGAAGATAGAGTAGGTACATTAGAAGGAGAAGATCAAGTAACAGCTAATAATTATTTAGAAACATTAAAAGCAATAAAGCCTACTATTGATAGTCTTCAAAAATATCCTGCTTTTAGAAAAAATAAAAAAGCAACTACATTATATGCTTTAGTTGAACAAGAAGGTATTAAACAACAAGCATTAGATCAAACTCTTAATAATGAATTAAATACTGCTGTTCAATCTATTATAGAAGGAAAAGAAGATGCTTCTAGTATTGTGCTAGCTTTAAGGAATAGAGCAGCTCAAGAAGTACTAAAAAATATAGATACTATAAGTAGAGTTAAAGATTTAGGAGAAAGTAATTTTAAAAATCATTATAAAAAACATATAGCAGATAATAAACAACTTATTCTTCAAAAGAATAATTTATCTAATATTATAGCTAGAAATCCTAAATTAGAAGATATAGCTTATAATTTAGAAAAGAATTTTGCTGAAAGAATGATTTCTATAGATCTTCTTACAGAAATGCAAAATCTTAAAACAGAATCTGAAGAAACTACTAAAGAAAAATCTTCTCCAAAATCTAAAGAGAAAGTCTCAGAACAAACTACTAAGACTAGTGAAGAAAAAACTGAAGAGAAAGTTAATAAGAAAAAACCTAAATCTTCAGAATCTCCTGAACAAGATGTAGATTCTAAAGCATCTAATGATGAAGGTTTAGATTATAGTGATACAGAATCTGGAAATATATCAGAAACAACTGAATTTGACATAGATGATTCTATTACTGCTACAATGAATGAAGAATTATTTGGTCCTATTCAACAAGATTCAAATGATACTATTACTGATAAAAGTAGGAGTAAAGATGAAGTAGTTAATGATATAGTAGAATCTATTAATAGTGCTTCTAATCTAAATGATTATTTAGCTACTAGAGAAGAAGCTAAAAAATCTGCAGAAACAAGTGCTTTATCTAAAGAAGCTTTTAATAAAATATATGAATCTGAGGATGATCTTTTAAGAGATTTTAATTTAGATAATCCTACAGAATCACAAGCTAATGCTCTTGCTGCTAGATTCTTTGATATTACAGAAGAACCAGTTGCAGCAGAACTTATTAAAGAAGCTTTAATGAATAAAACTCTTATAAATGAACAACTATTAGGAGAAGAAGAGTTTATAGCTTATAATGAAGTTTTAGATTATATAAAAGGATTACAAGAATCTAAACAATATGGAGATGTTACTCCTTCACAAGATATTCCTGATAATATTCCAGTACAAGAAGATAATAGTCAACAATCTGATAATGTAGAAACTGAATATAATCAGAATGATCCTTTAAGATTAGTATCTTTTAAATATAGTTATGATAAATATACAGATTCTCAAGGTAATCAAAGAATAAAAACTATTCCTCAGAATAGAATGGATTCTATAAAATACAATTCTTATATTAGTTTTGATGAAACTATTAAACCTGAAGTGGCTAATGTAGGATCTAAAGTTTTCTTTGGTATTCCTGAAGAATTTCTTCAATATCAACATAGTGTAGATGATGCTGATATTTTAATATATGATGAAAATAATAATGGTATTAGTTGGTTAAGAAGAGAGAAAAAAGCTAGAGAATGGAAAGCTACAGATCAAGAAATACATATACTTAAACAACAAAGAGCATTGTTATATAATAAAGCTGTTAGCTATCAAGGAGAACCTGTATTAATTAATGGTAAAAGAGTTATTCCTTGTAATGTATCTTCTTTTATAACTAGTAAATCTTATGGTATAATTACACATGATGGAGATAATTATTATTCAATTAAAGAAGCTTTACAAGTAGATAATGTTGAAGATATTAAGTTAGGTATAGTTGTAGGAAAAGAAACTAATGGATATACTTTTAATATTCCTGGTGTTGATATGAATAATTTTCATACACCACCTGCTGATAACTTTAGAACAGGTCATTTATTTGCTATGGTACAAAGTGCTAATGGAGATTATTTTCCATTAAGACTTTACACTCAAAAATATAATACTTTACAACAAGGTTCAGCTTTACATAATTATTATAGAACTAATATTAATAATGCTTTTAAAAAGATATTAGATTCAGATCCTGAAGTTTCTAGTAAAGGATCTTATGAACTATCTAAATATGTTGTTATTAGATTAGTAAAAAATAATAGTGCAGATCTTCCTTTTATGGTTCAAAAATATAATGGATCTGAATATGAAGATGTTGAAGCTGTTTCTAGAGAAGAAGCTATTAATAGAGTAAAAGAATCTTTAATCAACATTCCTTATAATCTTTTAAATAAATCTGGAAATAAAATAATGAATGAATTATTAAATTCAGATGCATTACAAATGAATATATTTCCAGGTGAACCATTTCATTCTCCAACATTTGGATATGATAGAAATTTAGTAGATCTTAATCCAGTAAAAGAAACTATATCTGAAGTTAAAGAACCTACTAAAGAAACTAAAATAGAAGAACCTAAACCAAAAGAAAAAATTACAGATCCTGTAGAACAATCTTTTGAACAAACTTTAACTGTAGATGCAATAAAAGAATTACCTAATTCTCCTAAAAAAAGAGGTCCCTTATCTGGTCCTAATAATAAATTAGCTAATAAGTTAAAAGGTAAAAACTTTATTAAACCTGACTTATCTAGAAAAGCTGAATGGGGAAAAGATGATGACAAATACAGATTAATGTCTGAACCTTTAAACTATGAAAAAGCTGATTTAAACAAAGAATTATCTTGGTTAAAAGAAAATTTACCTCAATTAACAGACAATGAATTAGTTGAGATTCACAGAGGTCTAATTAATGTAGGTAATTTATATGCTTGGGGAAGATTTAAAGATGGAATTATAGAACTATCAGATATAGCTGCTAGTGGAACTACATACCATGAAGCTTTTCATGCTGTATTTAATATGTTTTTAACAGAATCAGAAACTAATAAATTATTAGAGAAAGCCAGAAAAGAACTTGGTTTAACTGGTAAATCTGATGTAGCTGTAGAAGAAACTCTAGCAGATAAATTTAGAGATTATGTAGAAACAGATCAAATTACTAATAAATCTATCTTAGATAGAATTAGTGATTTCTTTAAAAATATATATTACTTAATTAAAAATAAATTACATCTTAATCCTTCTATAGAACAAGTATTTTATGATATTAATAGAGGAAGATATTCTAAGAAAAAATTTGAAAAGAATAGGCCTTTAGTAGAGAGAAACTGGTTATCTAATATCACTCCTTCTGTTTATAAGAGAAGAGTAGATATGCTAGTAGATACTTTTGAAGATATTATAGATAATTTAGCTCAAGAATCTCCTGAATTAAGTAGAGTTGATGTTATTAAACAATATTCTTTAGAAGATTATATTCTAACCATACATGATCAATTATATGCTTCTGCACATGGAAATAATGCTGTTTATACAGATCCTACTCAAATAGATGCTATTGATTTAATTACAGATGAACTTGTTCAATTTGATGCTGATGGAAATCCTCAATTTGGTCAATTAGCATTAGATATGTTAAAAGAAATATCTGCATTAGAAGGTATTACTTTTAAAGCTCAACAAATTGTTGATATGGATATGAATCAACAAGATGAGAACACTGAGTTCATGAATAATGAAGAAGTTGTTAAACAAGAAGGATGGCAAATAGATCAAATGTTAATATCTCCAGTAACTAAATTAAGACAAAGCACTAGGAATATTATTAGAAGAATTCCTAAAATGACTTCTGATGGTACTTTGGTATCTCCTGATGATTTAGGATATCAACCTTATATGAGTGGTACAGAAGTTTTTGCCACTATGTTAAATAAACTATCTACAATGAATAAACCTAGTGATTTAATGAAGACTTTAGAATCTTTAAGTCAAAGTTTTCCTTGGGTAGATTCTATTATAGATATTTTAAAATCAGATCCTAAATTACAAGTAGATTTCTACAACTCATTTAGAAATGATTCTGTAGAATATATGATTATTAGCTCTCAAAGTGATGGTACTATGAGAGTATTTGGAGGTAATAGTGTCAATAAAGCAGGAGAATTATTAAGGATATGGAGTTCTAATTATTCTTTAGCTAGTCATAATAAAGAAGAGCTTGTAAAGTCTTTAAAGGAAAATTCAGATAAAATATATAAAATATATCAAGAAGTATCAGGTAATCCATTTAGACTTCATAAAGTTAGACTTTGGAAAAAGAATTGGAAATCTGGTAAATTTAATAATCCACAAATCAATGCATGGGCTAGAGAAGTTTCTGGTATGTTGAATACTATAGGAATAGATAGTAAACCATCAGAACTAGTAAAAGTTTTTCAATCTAATATGAGATTAAATGATGATAATTCTAACTTTCAGCCAATGCAAGATTTCTTATTGAATTCATTTAGAGTGTTGAGAGCTTTTCATGATACCATAAATAAAGATGATTATGATATAAGAAGAAATACTTATTATGATCTTGAATTATTACCTGTTAATGTTAGAATAAAAGCATTAAGTAAAGCTTTATCTAATGTTAGACCATCATTATATGAATCTTCTTTAAGAGAAGATGGAAAGACATATTCTACAAATATTACTCCATCTTTTATAGGTAAATTGTTTAAAAGACTTACAGATGTAGAAGATAAAAGTGCATTTGAACCTTTTAAGAAAAGTTTCTTTTATACTAGTAATGAAGGTAAATTTACACATCCTTGGCTAAAAGAACTTTATAATATAAAAACTAAAGATCTTGCTAGTGAGATTCAAGTGTCTATGTTTCTAGAAAAAGATAAAACTAGATATTCTGAATTAAGTAAACCTGATTTCTTAGGATCTAAAATTAATCTATGGTATAATAATGGAGCTAGAGATTATGGTTACTTTATGTTGCCTATTCCATCAGATGCTTCTTCTATGCCAGTAATTAGATTTCCTAAATCTTATGATTTAAGTCATTCTTTAGATGGTTTAGTGGAATTAGCTAAAGCTGAAATTAGAAGAATTGAAGTAGTTAAAGAAAGATCTAAAAAAATAAAAAATGGAGAGATCTATGAAATCAAGAATTTTGATAAAAGAGGATCTAAATTTTTAATGTTTCCTTTCTTAAATAAATATAATATTGATGAACTTAAAACTTCTGAAGCAACTTTAAGAAAATATATTGAAGAAGCCATGGAAGAAGGATTTGAGAAATTTAAATCTAATCCTGATTTAGATGGCACTAAATATGATAAGAGAATAACTGAAAGTAAATTAAAAGAATTCTATTATAATGATACTTTAGCTCAATATAGTATTATGACTATGACATCTGGAGATTTAGCCTATTATAAAAATGATGTGGACTTCTTTAAAAGAAATAAACAAAATATGTCTCCAGGTCAATATGGTGATTGGGAAACTTTAGGAATACCAGAAAAATTTAAAGCTATTAGAATGAAAGATAATGAGATTCCTTCATTAGTAGCTGATGCTTATTATGAAAATCTTAAATTAAATGGTGTATCAACAACAGAAGCTATGATTATTGCTTCTAAATTTGGTTATTCTAATTATACAGACTCAGAAGGAAATAAGAAAGTAAAATTACCTAATGGTCAAATTATTGATAGTGGTTTAAATAATGCTACAGATGGACAAACATTTATCACATTAGATAGATATAGAAATATTGCTAGAATGAATTCTAAATGGGATGATGCTAAAGAATCATCTTATCAAAGACTAAAAAATGGTACTTATAATGTAGAAGATATTTTAACATTCTCTTTACAACCTATTAAACCATATATGTTTGCTCCTCATATTACAGATTCTGGAGTAGATATAAATGGTAAAAACACTTCTTTATATCAACCACTACAAAATAAAAACTCTGAAGCAGTATTAATTCCTCAAATGGTGCAAAATAGTCCTTTATTAAGTGCTCTAGTTAAAGGAATGGAAGATAATGGTATAGATGCTGTTTATTTTGAATCTGCTGTAAAAGAAGGTATTGAACTAAATACTTCTCAAGAACTTAAAGATAAACTTAGAAAACAAGGTAAACCAATTCTTCCAGATGCTGTATTACATTTTAATGGTGATCCCAGAGAATTATCTGAAACTAATGTTAAATATTATTATTTAAGTAATGATGATTACATGTATCAGATGGATACACCAGAACACTTTAGAGATACACTACAGCTATTTGGATCTCAAATTAGAAAACATATTATTGCTAACTTAGATGAAGATGCTGAATTTTATATTGAAGATATGAAATTTACTGGCAAGAATATTGCTTCTTTATTTGATGATATTTTAGCATGGAATTATGATAAAAATTATAAAAAAGTTATAGATAAAATTGGTACTATAGATGGATTAGCTAGAGAACTTCAAGGTGGAGTAATGCAAAGAAAATTTGCTGAAAATACTACAGAAGCTGTACAACTTATGAATTATAAAGGAGAAAAAGTATTTAAACTTCCTTTATATTTCCCTCTTCAATCTAATAGAATATTTCAAATGATATCTTCTATTTTTAGAAATAATATTATTAGAAATAAAGTTAGTGGAGGAGCTTTATATCAAGTATCTTCTTATGGTTTTGATAATTCTTTAAAAGTACATATGAAAGATGGACATATAGAATATGTTGATTGTATTATGCCTTATACTTATAGTAATCAACTAGCTCAATTAGCAGATGAAAATGGCATGATAGATCCATCTAAAGTGGAAGATAAAGAATTATTAAAAGTAATATGTTATAGAATTCCTACTGAAGATAAATATTCAGCTGTTCCATTAAGAATTAAAGGATTTAGTTCTCCTGCAGAAGGAGGTATTATTAAATTGCCTTCTGATATTATTACTATTACTGGATCTGATTTTGATGTAGATAAGATGTATTTTCTATCTTATGCTGCCAAATATACTCCAGCTAGATATAATCTATCTAAGATAAGAACTTGGATGGCAAATAATGGATTATTATCAGACACTTTCTCATCAGGTAATTATCAAGAAGAGATGAATTATCTCAGTGATTTATTAGAAAAATATGATTCTGGAGAAAAACTAAGCACTGAAGAAACAGAAGCAATGATTGAGGTTTCTAAATTCTTAAAAGAACATCAAGATCTTATAATTCAAAAATCTAAATTAGAAAAAATAAAATATAATTATAAACAATTTCCTGAAAAACAATCTGTAGAAGCATCTAATAATGCTTTAATAGATATTATGTATAGTATTCTTACTTCTAGAGATGCATTTAAAACAATGGTGAGTGGAGCTAACACTTCTATGTTTGCTGATGTTATAAGCACTTTAGAGAAATTAGAAAAGAAAAAATCAGAAGGAGATAGATTATTTGATCCTAGTTTTTTAACAGACACTTATTATGAATATATGGCAGGAAAAGCATTAACTGGTGTATTTGCAGCTAATAGTGCTAATCATTCTATGTTACAATTTTATAATGTTAATCTTAATAAAAAAAATGCTATTACATTAGATGGAAAAACTGTAACAAAAATAAGTCCTGTCAAAACATTAGATGGAACTAACAATGTTACTAATATATTAGGATCTTTCTTAGCTACAGTAGTAGATAATGCTAAAACATTAACTGCTTCTAAAGTAAATTTAAATATGTTTACTGCTAGTACTTATACATTATTATTAAGAATGGGTTTTGATCCTAAAACAGTAATGTATTTTATGTCTCAACCTTCTTTAAGATTATTATCTGATAAGGTAATGGCTAAAGGAGATATGTTTAATTATAGAGATAGCATAGAAGAAGTTATTAAAGTATTTTCTAAACATACTAATGAACAATCTAGATTAGATCTTAAAAAGAATGGTTTCACTCAATTTAAACAATCAGATCTTATTGAAGCTATAAAGAATTTTAATAAGAGTGGTGGAGATATTGATTTGTATGAAAATGCAAAGCAAATTCTTATTCTAGAAGCTTTTAGAGATCTTATAGAACCAGCAAATGTTTTGAGATCTATTAATTCAGCAATGAGATCAGAAACTTATGGAGCAGCTCCTAATCCAGGAGATACAATAGCTAATTTGGCTAAAGCTAAAAAACTTAGTAGAAAATCTATTATCTCAGGTTTAGGAGATATTCTAACTTATGTTTCTAGAGGAGAAGAATATGAAAAATTAATGCATGATCCAAATATAAAAAAATCTTTAATTTCTGCTAATACTAATGGTGTGGTAGAATATGATAATTTTATATCTAAATATACTCCATTTAACACTAATATTTTTACATCTTATAGGTCTTTGTTGTCAGAAGCTATTCATGATGACTTAACTGGAAGTGAAATAGATGAGTTAAATACTATAATGCTTAATCATTTAACAGAATCTTTAGATTTCTTTAGATTTACAAAAGAGCAAAAAAATGCTTGGATATATAAATTTCCTAGAAAATTTTTAGAAATTATAAATAAAGATAATTATCTTAAAAATGTAAATGAATTCACTAGAAGATTAACTGTTCAAAATGAATTTCAATCAACATTAAATGGTAGACAATCTATTTCTATAATTAAATTTAGTGGCTCTAGATTTGATAATGAAGTAGCTAAAGATGAAGCTATTAGAGCTTTTGAATATTTATGGAGAACTCCTAAATATACTAAATTAGCTGAAGATTTATTGAAATATAATTTTGTTATTAGTGGATGGGGTGTCACACCTAATAGTTTTAATCATGTAGTTCCAATTTCTATGATTAACAATATTCCAGGATTTAATGAATTATTTAGAGAAACTATTTTTGATGATAATATTAGGGTTAATATAGATAACTTAATTGATTCTTATATAGTAAATAACTTTAGAAACAATAGAATAGTTCCTGAAATTAGTAAAGGAGATAATTATAAATTTACTGATAAAGATCATTCAGGATTAACATTAAGCCATTCTAGTTCTATTAATATAAAAGAAGGTTCCTATATTAAAATTCCTTATAGGTATATTAAATTCAATAATAATAGAAAAATAGAATTATACAAGTTAATAGGAGCCACTAAAGAAACAGCTGAATATCAAAGAGTAGGTAGTTATGGTACATCAACTATTTTTGAATTTATTGAGGGAGAATCTAGTTTTACTTCTAATAATTTATCTGAAAAACTAATGAAATCTTCAGAGTTGAATGCTAATTTAAAAAGACATGAAACTCAAGCAGAAATAGATTTAATAAAAGCTATGATAGAAGGAGAAACTGATACCCAAAATAATGAAGAATTAGATAATGAATTATCTGATAAACTAGCTTCAGTAGCTAAAGAAGCAGAACAAATAAAGAATCATTGTAAAGGTAAATAATAATAATGGGGAGGAGATAATATCAAATCCCCTATAATTTTTTAAATATGAAGATTTGTCCAAATTTAAATGATCCACAAGTAAAAGAAGAATTTGAAACATTAAAAAGATTATTTGGTGAAAATTCTGCTTATTATTTATGGAATAAAAATAAAGGAAATTTCTTAGATAGGACAGCAGATGGAGATATAAATACTACTTATATAAGTAATTTTGAGAAGTATAATGATAAAGAATATGCTTTAAAAACTGCAGCATTAGAATTGTTAAATAGTGAATCTTATAATAATACAGATATTTCTAAAGCTGAACCTGTTAAGAATACTACAACATTAGAACTAGGTAAAGAGGCTTTAATGGATATAGTAGAAGGATATCATATGAATAATAAAGGTCAATTTAAATTAGAAGTTGATCAAGCCATTGATTTAAATAATACTATTAAAGCTGCAGGATTAAAAGATGTAGATGTAGTATCTGTTGGTATTAAATATCAATTGTATGATAAATCTCTAAATAAATATATTACTGCAAAAGAAATAAAAAATAATCCTAAATATTCTTTATCTGCTTCTGATATTCAGAATTCTATTAAAAATAGAATCTTAGATGAATTAAAAAAACTTGGGGTAGAAGTTCAAACTGTTGACTCTTTAAAATCTCAATATGGTTTAGATTATTTAGCTGTTGCAGATATTACTAATAAAGCTATTAAATTTGCTAAAAATGAAATCTCTTTAGAAGCTTTAGGAGAAGAAGGAGCTCACTTCTTTGTAGAAGCTATGAATGATTCTCCATTTGTTAATAGATTGATGAATCTAATTAAACAAAATAAAGCTTATAAAAATATATTAGGAGATGAATTTAGTGAGTATAATCTAGCTTATAAAGGAGATGAAGATCTTTTAGCTAAAGAAGCTATAGGAAAGCTTTTGGGACAATATCTTATTGATGTTAATACTTTATCTTATAAACCAGCTAAAAATCTCTTAGAAAGGCTCTGGAATGCCTTAAAATCAATTTTTAGTTCTAAAGATAATACATCATTAGAAAAACTCTTAAATAATGAATTAAAAGAGTTTGCTCATGATATTTTGACCAATAAAGCAAAAGGATTAAACAAGACTTCTCTATTAAAATCTTCTATAGATAAATTATATTCTATTGGCAATAGAGCTAAATCTTTAGAAGATGTTATGAATAAAGTTATTGAAACAGAAGCTTTAAGACTTAAGATTTATGAAAATCAATTATCTAGTATTAGTACTAAAGAAGCTCAAAGAAAGTTAGTAGTTGAATTAAATGATGCTTTAGAAAAAGGCACTATTAAAGAAAGAATAGCTTCTTATATTAGTGGAGCTTCTAAAGTAATGCAACAATTAACAGAACAATTAAATAAAGAGAATGAATTGCTCTCTAGTAATTCTATTTCAAAGTCTGCCCATATTGCTAGAAGAATGAAATCTTTCTTAGTATCTGTACAGCCTATAGTTACAGATATGCAGAGATACCTAAGAGAAGATAAATCAGATCCAGAATTTAATAGTAAAATGCATTCTTTAATTTCAGAATTCTTAGTAGAATCTAATGCTATTAATGATGAACTTCAATTAAAGATGTTTAATATTTTTGCTAAATGGATAGGAACTCAATTTGATAAATTTGCAGAAGTTGAAAATCCATTTGGAGAAAAATTAACTAGACAACAAGTTATTGACAGTTTAACAAAAGCTAATAAAGATAATAATTGGTTTAATAGATGGATATCTTCAGCAAGTGATAATCCTGATATAGTTATTAATTTAGTAGCCACAGCATTTAAAAACACAGAAGGTGAAAAAAGAATGAAAGTTAAAGATGTTCATTATCAATTAATAAATGCTGTAAAAGAATTAAATGATGCAGGAATTAAAGATTTTGATTGGATATTTGAAAAAATAAATGGAGAATATTCACAAAATTTTAATTCAGAATGGGATTATTCTAGTTATGAAGTAGCTAAATCTAAATTGTGGGAAACTTTAAGAAAAAAATTCCCTGAAAATCCTATAGAGAGAGAAAAAGTTTTTATAGCTAATCCAGACTTACAAAAAGAATGGGCTAAAATATGGTCTGAGTTTAATAGAAAATATGTAGAAAGAGTAGAAGGATGGGAAAATATCTTGTATAATAAAGAAAAAACTTTATCTAGAGGAGAATTCTTAAGATGGAAATCTAAAAATGTTAATGAATATATTGATTCTAAAGGTAATACTATACATACTCCTAATGTATATGGAGAATTAGCACATCCTAAACAAAAGAATAAAGCTTTTGAAGAAATTAAAAATAATCCTGCTAAATTAAAATTCTATAATACTATTAATAAGATTATGAAAGAATCTCTTAATCTACTACCTGCTGATATAAAAGGAGTAACTCCTAATATGGCTCCTAGAATTAGAGCAGATTTTAGAGAAAGAGTTGTTCAAGAAGGATTTATTAAAGCTTTTAAAACTAAAGATGCTTTATCTGCAATTCAAATTAGAGCTGATGAAGATGAATTTGGGTATAGATATGAAGAAAGACTCCAAGATTTTGAAGGTAATACAGTACAATTCTTACCTATTTATTATACAAGTAAGATAAAAGATGCTACTTTTTCTACAGATTTAATAGGAAATGTACTTAGATTTTATGATATGTCTATTAATTATAACTTAAAGTCTAAAATGATTGATATTCTAGAAGTAGGGAAGAATATTTTATCAGAAAGATTGGTTAAAATTGGTAGTAATGGATTAGAATCTAAAGTAACTATTTCTGTTCTCACCAGATTAATTCAAAGAGAAAGTAAAGTTAAAGCAGAAAATCTTTATAAAGGGTATAAAGATCTTATAGATAAAGGATTATATGGAGAGTACCAGAAAAATGAAGGTTCTTTTAAAATACCTTTTATCAAAGGAGAATTTGATATTGCTAAATCTATGAATGCAGTGAGAGATGCTGTACAATATATTATGTTGGGAGGTTCTCCATTTGTAGGTTTTGCTAATCAAGTAACTGGAGAGTTAAGTATTCTTAATGAAGCTGCCTCTAAAAGATTTTTTGACTATAAAGACAGAGCATTTGCTGCAAAAGAAGTGATGAAGTTAATGCCTGAATATCTAGCTGAAGTGGGATCAGTTACTCCAGATTCTAAATTGTTCTATCTCACTTCATTTTTTGATATGTTAGGAGACTATGATCAAGAATTAAAAGATCTTAATTCTAATGTAAAGAATAAATTACTTAGAGGACTATCTTTCAATTCTTTAATGCTTCCTATACAATTGGGAGATTTTAGTAATAAAATGAGTGTTGGAATAGCAATGCTTCATAATACTAAAGTATTAAATTCTGAAGGCAAGAAAGTTTCTTTATATGATCAGTTTGAAGTAAAAAATGGAATTCCTGGTATTAAAGAAGGAACTAAAAATCTAGATGGAAGTAATTTTACTAAATCTGATTTAGTAGCTTTTATGAACAGATTAGGAAAACTAAACACTCAGTTGTTTGGTATGACTGATAAAATAGATAGGGCTCCATTACAATCAAGAAGTATTGGTAGAGCTTTTTCTATCTTTAGATCATTCTTAGGTCCTAACCTTAATAGAAGATATTCTATAAATAAATTAGATACTTCTTTAGGCATTTATACTGAAGGATATTATAACACTTTATTAAAGTTTGTATGGTATGATTTAAAGGATGCTCATTTTAATATTTTAACTGCTTGGGATAAATTAACTAATGGTCAAAAACAAAATATGCATATTGCTATTACAGAATTAGCAACATTAGGAATAATGACTATATTGATTGTGACTATTGGAGCATTAGCTGGAAAAGCTGATGAAGATAATGAAAAAAGACTACAAGCACTTAGACTTATGTTAGCTAGAACTAGAACAGAATTAGCTGCTTTATCTCCATTAGGTATATTTAGTGAAACCACTAGGATGTTTCAATCTCCTACAGCTATATTAGGATTAGTTGATTCATTAAGTGATGTTTTTAGTGGTGCATGGTTTGAAACTTATGAAAAAGGGGATTATAAAGGATGGAATAAAGGCTTTATTAAAACTTTAAGATTAGTTCCAGGTAGTAGATTAATATTTGATTTTGTGACTATTGATGAAAAATTAAAATGGTATGGTCTAGACTAGATAGATAAAAAAAACTAAGGGGGAAGGTATTACTACTTTCCTCCTTATATTTTTATTATTTAAAACCTAAGATTAGTTTTAATAGTATCAATTGCATTATTTATAACTATACTTTTCCAATCATAGTAGTACATACTTGAATATGGATTATTAAGCAAATCTTCACTACATGGATTAGTTCCACTATATCTGGCTTGAACAATCATATTATTTATCTGTTTTATAAATGGATCTATAGCATTAGAAAAATAATTTTTTAAAAATTCATTAGGATTTTTTTTTGAAATTTTATCCTCATCTTTTATGTAATCTGATATTTCACAATAAATATCATGACATATAAATGCTAAGTCTTTTAATGTTCCATTATTAGAGATCTTAATGTCAAACATATCATCTGATAAATTTACAGCTGAATTCTCAGAATCATGATCATCTTTTAAAACATTATCTCTTTCAATTTTAATAATATAAAATCCTTTATCTCTTAAAGCTTCATATTCATTTATATATCTACAATCTGGAACTATAACATCTTTTTTACAATAATTTTCTATAGTTCTAAATAGAGATTTAATAAAGTAATCTTCTCCAAAAGTTTTTTTAATTTTATCTGCTGTCTGTTGTAATAGTGTTCTTAAAGGAATACTAGTAGCAGAATCTGAATTCTGAATAGAATTTTTTTCTA